GGGCGAGGGCGAGCAGGGCCAGCCACAACGGGTCAGCGGTCTTCAGTGGGTTTTTCATCCTGTGCCTCTATGCTCTATGGGCGGGAGGGAGTATAGCACGGCCGTCACGCGCCGTCTACGCCTGCTTCACATCGTCTTCACGCCCCGGGCATGCGAAGATTGAGCGCGTGGAGGCGGAAGCTCTCCGCTGCCGCCAGCCCCTCGCGGGCACGCTCGACGCGGCGGGTTGCACGCTCGATCAACGTGTTGTGGGCCGCCTCCCAGGTGTCGTACAGCGTGGACCGCCCCAATCCGTCCTTGATGAAATATTCGAACGGGCGGCCGGTGCTGAAAGTGCGCTTGACCTTCGCCCCCTTGGGCGTCTTTTTCACCAGCTCGACCGGGTGAATCTCGCCGTGCTCCAGCAGGTATAGCGTGGTCATGTTGGGCCTCCTCAGGCCGATGCAATGTGCCAGTTTTCGCCCACACCCTGGTCCGTGCGGATCGGCACGCGGAGCGAGATGCGGTCCTCGGGGCCAAACGCGGTCAAGATGCGGTTGACCTCGTCCTTCAGATGGTCGCAGCCCTCGGGCAGCATCCAGTCAAACTCGTCGTGCACGTTCAGGACCAGCCGCGCCCCGGCCTCGCGGATGTGGTCGGGCTGCGATTCGAAGAACTGGTCCGCCTCCACGAGCTTCACCTTCAGCGCGTCGGCCGCCGTGCCCTGGAAGATCAGCCCGCCGGCCTTGTACACAAACATGCCGCGCGGGAACCGGATGCGGCGGCCCAGGATGGTGCACACGTGGCCCCGGGACTTGGCCACGGCCGACGCGTCCTTGAGCAGGTCCCGCACGCCGGGGATGTTGGCGTGGTACTTTTCAAACACCGCCTCCGCCTCGGGGCCAGGCTTGACCCAGGTCCCGCCGCGCCCGTTGGGCTCGATGGTGAACGGCAGGCCCATCTCCTGGGCGAGCTTGCCCTGGCCCATGCCGAACACCAGCCCCAGGTTGATCTGCTTGGCGTTGGGGTCACCCGCGAACCGGGCGGAGCGGGGCAGGCCGGTGAGCCCGGCGGCCAGCGAGTGGAAGTCGGTGTCGGGGTCCTTGTTGTACATCTCCAGAATTTCGGCGTTCCGCACATAGTGGGAGAACACCCGGAAGTCCATCTGCGCCCAGTCGTTGCAGACCCATCGGCAGCCCTGGTACGGCACGAACACCGCGCGCACGATGGCCGCCATGTCCTTGTCGCGCTTCGGAATCTGCTGGAGCGCCGGGGCGTTGACGGACAGGCGGCCGGTGCCGGTCCCCACGTCGCCCTCGCTCTTCGTCTGGTTGATGTTGGCGTGGATGAGGCCGCCGTGGTGGTTGCCCAGCACGTGGCCGCGCAGGAACGTGTCCCGGGCCTTGATCATTTTGCGCAGGCCCAGGATCTTCGCCGCCGCCGGGTGCTTCATGCGGCGCAGACAGTCCGCGTCGATCGATGCCTTGGCCCCGCTGTCGGAGGGGTCGGCAATCGTGCCATCGTTCAGCACAAAAATCTTCGTGCCGTCCGCCGTCCGCTCCTCGCGCGGTTCGAACAGCTTGTGGATGCTGCCGCTGGGGTTGGGGTTGACCGGAAATCCGGCCAGCCGGTCCAGCTCGCGCTGCTCCTGGCGCACCTTCACGTCCAGGGCATTGGCCGCGCGCTCGGCGGCCCCGATGTCCACCCGGACGCCGTACTGCTCCATCCGTACGATGACGGGCAGCAGCTGCATCTCCAGCTCGTGGACGCGCTCCAGGCCCTGTTTCTCGATCTGCTCCTGCTGCCACATCCACAGGCGCAGGGCTGCGCGGGTGTCCTGCTTGGCGTAGCGCCCGACGATGCTTGCCGGGGCGCGGGGCAGGTTGGGCATCTGCGCGTGCCGGGTCGGCTTGCCGCCGAACAGGTCCGCCAGCTCCTGGTAGATGGAGGAGTCCTTGCCGATCCCCACGCAATCCTTGGCGACCGAGTCCAGGTCATAGGTGAGCCGGTGCTCATCAATCAGCGCCGCGCGGATCATTGTACACTCGGTGCGGTCGTTCGGCAGGATGATTCCGGCCTCGCGCGAGAAGTGCCAGTCGAACTTTATATGGTGGTTGACGACCTTGCGCACGCGGGGCATCTCCTCGCGCAGCCAGTCGATGACCTCGGGCTCGCGCCGGACGTCCCAGTAGTGATCCTGCTCGGGCGTGGAGAGGGCGACCCCGAAGATTTTGTCCTGCCACCAGGTCAGCCCGGTGGTCTCCAGGTCGTACGCGATGACCGGATAGTCGGCGATGCGGGGGAAGCTCACAGCGCGTAGCTCCTGTCAAAGCCACCCACAATCTCCAGCTCCTCGACCGCGCGGGTGACGCCCACGTAGAACACGCGGGCCTCCGCGTCGGGGTTGCCGTCCATGCCGCGCTCGATCCGCGCGGTGATGCCGGTGTGCAGGACCACGCGCCGGGCCTCGCGCCCCTTGGAGGCGTGGATGGTGGACAGGCGGATGGTCGGGGTCTGCGTCAGGTCCGCCTCCCGGAAGAAGTCCAGGAGCTGGATCGGCACCCGCAGCGAGCGCTCCCAGCCGCGCGCAACGATCGCGCGCCAGTCCCGCGAGTTTAGGTCCGACTTGGTGGCGTCGGTGGCAACCTTCGCCAGGGCCTCAGCCTCGGCCGTCGACGGTACGTGCCCCGCGCCCATCCGGTGGATCAGGCGGATGGCATCGGCCCAGGTAGAGTCGAACAGGCCAGGCTTGCCGCCCTCGACCCGGTAGGGCTTGCGCACCGCGATCAGCTCCTCCTCCACCTCCTTCTTCTGCGTATGGCTCCGGGCCAGGATGAGCACATCGTCACCGTGGGTCACCTGCTCGGCCGTGAATCCGTTGCCCGAGCGCGTGACCAGCCCCTCCCGGGGCGCCGCGCGGTAGCTCTTTTTGACGCGGTGGCCTATGGTCGCTACTACCCCACGGGCGACCTCGTGCACGGCCCGGGGAACGCGGTAGGACTGCGCCAGGATGACCGGCTCGGCGCCGTACCGCTCGGTGAACTTGGCCATGCCGTGTGGGTCGGCCCCGGACCACTCGTAGATTGCCTGGTCATCGTCCCCGGCGATGGTCACCTCGTCCAGCTGGTCGAACCGACACATCGCGTCCACCATCTGCCACTGCAGCGGGGACAGGTCCTGGGCCTCGTCCACGAACAGCACGCGGGCACCATGGTTGCGGGGCTCGGCCACGTACCGTTCGATCAGGTCGGTGAAGTCGGTGAAGCCATACGCCTGCTTCCACGAGTTGTAGCTCTCGACGCAGTGCTGGTAGCGCGCGAAGTCGCCGGGGCGCTCGCTGTCCGCGTAGTAGGCGTCCTTCCAGTCGCCCAGGGTGGCGCGCGCCAGCTCGTAGATCGCCAGGTACTTGTCGCCGTCCGCCATCTCTTGGCCGAACTCGTCGTCGCGGTTGGCCGCGCCGGTGAACTCGATGCCGGCGGCCTTACCGAACCGGCGCAGCTTGTAGCCGTCCACCATCTGCATGGGCGACGCGCCGCACGCGCGGAACGCCAGGGAGTGGAGGGTACAAATCTTGTCGGAGCGCGTCACACCCAGGCGGCGGAGCGCCTCGTTGGCGGCGGCCCGCGTGAATGACATGAAGCCGATGTGCTCGGCCCGATACCCGCGCTTGCGGGCCTCGCCGACACGCCGCAGCATCTCGGTGGTCTTGCCGGTCCCCGGGGGGCCGAAAATCGCGAACGCCTGCATGTCTCTATCCTCTATTAAAAAAGGGCGGCCTGCCCCAGGGGGTGGAAAGCAGGCCGCCAAAACAGCGAGTCCCGGGGAATTAGAACTCGCTGGCGCCGCCGTTCCCGGCGGTGTCTTCGACATCGGACGCGCGATCGGCCGTCACGTGGCCGGCGGCGATCGCCTTGTACATGCGCTCGGCGCGGGCGTACGCCTCGGCGGACGGGTAGCCGGCCGGCTTGACCGAGAGGTTATAGAACGACTGGTTCTGCTTGTTGGTGTCCTCGACCGCCGACAGCTGGTAGACGCGCCCGAAGCTGTCGGTGTTCGCGATGCGGATGAGGCTGTTCCACTTGCGCGAAATCTTGGCCTTGGACTTGGCCATGGAGACCACGATTTCTTCGATGCCGCCATCCGGCTTGACCAACAGGCAGAACTGCTGGTTGGTGTCGACCACCTCGTAGTCATCGGCGCAGCTGTTGCCCTTCTCATCGGTCAGGTTCTGGCGCGCGCTCTCGGCCTCCTGCTGGGTCGGGAAAGCGCCGCCGAAGCCGCCGCCGAGCTTGCGGTCCTTCCACAACAGGTATTCCTTCACGAAGCCCACCGGGATGACCAACACGTCCTTGCCGTACAGCTCGCGGGTGACGTTGTTGTACAGCAGGCCCTCCTCGGCACCCTCGATGTAGTTGGGGTCCGACTTCTTGCGGCACGGGGACAGGTCCTGAATCACCTCCAGGCGCGGGATGACCAGGTCTTCGGCCTGGACGTTCTCCTGGCCACGGGCGGAGCCCTGCTTGGCGCGCAGGTACTCGGGCATCTGGTCGGTGACCACCATGCCGCCGCCCTGGGTGGCCAGCTCGGTGCCCTGGTCCTTCTTGCTATCGCTCTTTGCCATGTCTTTTCTCGCTCTTGGGTTCGTAGGTTCTTAGGTTCTGGCTGTTCTGCCCTCGGTCCTCCCTGGGCAAGGTCGCCATCCCGACTCCGTGCGGCAACAGCCCCGCTTCACGTATGTACGGAATCCAGACTCCGGTCCGAAGTCGACCAGACCGCTGGCGCTATGCCTTGGTGATGGTCGCCATCGTGTACGGTTCGGCCTTGAACAGGTTCTCCGGGATGTCCTCGCCCTCCTCCATGTACTTCTTCAGGGTGGCCTTCAGGGAGGAGCTGTTCACGGTCTTTTTGACCAGGTCGCCACGGCCGTTGTCGTCCAGCCACTGGAACGCCTCGTCCTGCATCCCGGGCTTGATGCTGGCGTAGATGTCGCCGCGCAGGCCCACGCGGCCGATGCCCTCGATCTTGATGTTCTTCAGACCCTCGGCGTCGAAGCGCTCGGGCACCAACGCCAGGCGCAGGTAGTCGAAGCGGCGGCCCAGCTCTTTGGCGATCAGGTCGGCCGCGTCCTTGGCGCCGCGCAGGGCGTGCATCTCGCGGATGACTTCCAGTGTGGTCAGAGTGTCGGGGTTGGGCTGCGGCTCCGGGCCGAAATAGGTGCCCAGGTGGGCCAGCGCCAGGCCCACGGCCTCGCCGTACAGGCGGGGCTGCCCGCCGGCCTTGTACAGCAGGTCCAGCCCGTCGAACCGGCCGTTCGCGCCGTTGGCAAACTCGTTGCCGAATTCCTCGCTCATTTGTCTCTATCCTCTATCGGGTCTTACAGGTTGATGGTGATGGGGCAATACGCGCGGTCGCGGTTGCTCCACCGCAGGACTCGGATCGGGCGGACGCCGCGCTCGTGGAGCAGGGCGAAGGCGATTCCCGAAACGATCGGGGACCCGGACGGGGCCAAGAAGTCAGCGGCCGGATCGAAACTACGCAGCTTCTGCCGCAGCTCGTCCACCAGCGCCTGATTGGCCAGCGAGTTGGCCACGGGTGACAGGTCGTGCCGGGTGAGAAAGTGCACATCGCCGAACTGCTCCGCCGGGGAGTAGTTGAGCTGGGCACTCTCTTGGGTGACGAAAACGCGGCTCTTCATGGTGTCTCTCTATCCTCTATCGCTTACCCGGGCGGGGCCGTCTCAGGGCCGCCGCCCGGGGTCGCACCTCAGGGGATTCCATTATACCCTACGGGGAGGGCGGTGTCAACGCCTCCATCACGTCCTCTACACGCGCCGTTGACGCCGAGCGCTGCAGCTCGGTGATCCGCCCCCGGATGAACTCGGCGAGGTCCTGCTTGGTCTCGTTGGCCGACATGATTATCTCGTCGGTCGTGCCGCGCGCGACCAGGTCCACGATCAGGGTGGACTTGCCATCGGCCGTGCCGCGCTCCTCCGACTGCATCCTGTCGGCAAACTTGAACGTGTTGCTGAAGTAGACGATGGTAGTCGCCTCGTCCATGGTCAGGCCCATGCCGCCGGTCGCCGCGTTACCGACGCAGAATCGCGCCTTGTGCTTCTGGAACAGCTCATACACGTTAACATCGCGCTGGGCCTCGTCCACGGCACCGTGCAGCTCCACCACCTGGTCCTGCCCGTACCGGGCGCGCAGGGCAGCAGTGACCGCCTGGATTTCATCGATGAAGGCGCACCACACGATCATCGGGCCCTCGTACTCCTCCGCGCAGGCCAGGACCTCGGCCACCTTGGGGTTGGTGCCGTCGATGGCCTTGCGGTAGGTGCGGGGCAGGCGCTTCGCCGGGCCCCAGACTTCGCGCTGCCTGGCCATCTCCTCCTCGGTGTACTGGTAGGACACGTGGCCGCCCACGACCTCCTGCAAGCGGAGCATCTTCTCCAGGACGTTCTGGACGATCAGCTGCGGCTCGCCGTCGACGCCCAGGCGCGAGCGCTTGCGCAGGTCCGAGTACAGGGCCCGCTGGCCGGGCGTCATATCTACCTCGCGCAGGACGTACACCTTCTCGGCGTCGACGACTTCGTGCTGGCGCACCTGGTACGTGTAGGGGCTGACCAGCTCCACCAGCTCGTCCAGGTTATCGTAGCCGATGATGTCCTTGTTCTCGTACCCGCCCTTGACGGTGTAGCGGGCCTGGAAGGAGAAGTAATCGCCGATCCCCAGGATGTCCGGGTCCAGAAATTCGAACTGCATATACAGGTCGAGGGGGTTTTTGGTCAGGGGCGTGCCGGTCAGAATCCGCCGGAAGTCCACCATCCGGCCCACGCTCGCGACGTTCTTGGAGCGGGCGGAATTGTGGGTCTTGATGAGGCTGGACTCGTCCACCGCGCACATTACGCGCGGGTTGGCCAGGCAGAACCGTTTCACGTACTCGATGGCCGAGCCGGCGGACAGAGACTCTACGCCCACCAGCAGCCATTTGAAGTCGTGCGGCCGATCGAGCCACCGGCCAAACGCGCGGCCCTTGTCCTTGGTGTCGAGCAGGTGGTAGTCGACCGGGATGGTTGCATCCTTTGCGAACTCGCGCACCCAATTCTTGCGCAGGGACAGCGGGCAGATCAGCACCACCGCGCGGACCTTGTCCTCGATCCGCAGCGCGCACGCCTCATCAATGAGCACCTTGGTCTTGCCAGTGCGCATGTCCATGAACAGGGCCGCCGCGCTGAGCCCGTAGACCTTGCTTAGCGCCTCCCGCTGCTTGGCCCTGGGCTGGCGCTTGAACCCGTAGTAGGCAGGGAACGCGTCAGGGGCCGGGCGCTCGCTCCTCCGCTGTTGGTGCTCCTCGATCCGGGCGCGGGCGGCGGCGGTGACCAGGGCGCTGCCCTTGTAGACCCGGATGATTTCTTCGATGTTCGCCCGGATCGCGGGCGCTGTCCAGGCATTGCGGCCCTTGTTCCAGCGCCGGTTGGGGAGCGCCCGCACGCGCCCGTTGTCGAAGATTGGGCAGGTGATGATGAATTGCCCTTTCTTCACGTCGAAGTCGATGACGGTCTTAATACTCGGGTTCGAAACGGGTTGCATGTTGCACCTCCTCCTCGATCATGGCGGCGGGCAGATACCAGACGGGCAGCACCTGCTTGCCCACCCGCACCCGGTCGTTGCGCACGCCCATGGCCCGGGATGCCCGGAACCACAGGTCCTTGTTCTTGATCACGTCGGTCTTGGTCTTCTGCAGGTAATTCACGAAGTCCACGGACCGGAACATTACGACGCGCTCGTCCTTGTGCAGCTGCACGACCGGCACACCACGGAGCAGGGCCTCGCGGTCCTTGGCCTGGTCGCCCTCGTTCTTCAGGTCGGCCTTGCGCAGGAACTCGATGAGGCGAATGCGGACCGCGCCGTCCGGGGTGGCGTCCTCGGGGACCTCGTCAATCGTGATCTTGTCGAACATCTCGCGGAGCATCTTGTCCCACTCGTCGTTCTTGAGCCGGGGAAGCACCACATGCGTGCGGGCCATCACCGCCTTGCGCAGCTCGGTGAACGAAGACAGCTCCTCGATCGTCAGGCCCTCGATCTTGCGCGCGCCGTCACCCTCGCCAATGGACAGGTCGAAGCGCAGCGGGTCGGTGTTGTGATACTTGACCAGGGAGTGGAAGGTCGGCATCGTCTCGCGCGACGACATCGCTTCGAACTCGGCCTCCGAGATGCCCCACTTGAGCTTGCGGCAGGCGGCCCGGTCGCAGACGTCGCGGAATCCGCTGCACTTATAGTTGGCCTTGCTGCTGATCGCGGACTTGATGGTCTTGTCACGCTCCTTGAACGGCAGCGGGTCGTCGGCCATGAACCGCATGGACAGGTCGTGGGCGGCCTCGCGCGCCGTGTCGGGGTCGCGCTTGCGGGCGAACACGGCCACCTGATAGGTGCCCTCATTGCGCTCACCCGGGTTGAACCCGCCGGATTTCATGCGCGCCTGGAGGCACGGGGGCATCTCAGTGAGGTCGTCGGCAAACAGGCGGTGGAGGGTCGCGGCATCGATGGCCGTGGTCTCCGCCTTGGTAAGAAAGGCGTCCAGAGTAAGCCGCTTGCCGTTGGACACGGCGAACCGCTTGGTCTCGGCCTCGCCGAAGTAGGGCAGGTTGATCCAGTTGCCCAGGGCCTTCTCGCCCTCGTCGTTTATGACCAGCCGGCTCTGCTTGGGGTAAATGCAGTCGACGCCCTCCACCTCCAGCGACTTGGCCCAGCGGGTGAGCACCTGACGGACGATGTCGCAGCGCACCGGCTCGTTGAAGAACACGTACAGGTGCACGCCGCCGGACTTGCTGCGGCACGCCACCAGCGGGTACTCCAGCTCCGCCACCTTCCGCTCGACCGCGCGGATGTCGGTGTCCTTGTCGGACCCGTGGTTGTCGATGTCGATAGCCCCCCAAAAGCAGGTACCATCGTCGCGGATGGGGACGAGGCCCAGGCCCATCCTCCCCTCCAGGTGCTCGCGGACCTGGGCCTCGCCGTACTCCGCCTTCTCGGTCAGGGAGTCCTTCTTCGGCGGCTTATTCGGGTTCCACATCCCGTAGGATCGCGGGTTGCCGCGAAACAGCGACATGTAGCGTCGCAGGCTCAATTCATCCACTGGAACGGTCCCCTTCGGTTTCTCTATGCTCTATCGGGTCGATGCCGCCCGGCCACTGGCCGGGGATGGATACATGGTAGCACACCGTGAAGACGCCGTGAAGACCGCGTGACGGCTGGGTGAGGCACCCCGCGCGCTCGCGCGAATCGCGCGCCCCCACGCGAGAGAGGCACCCCAAGCCCAGAGCCAGAGCCCTCCCCCCGCCCCGTTTTCTAGGCGCCGGGCTGTTGTAGGCGTGATAGGGTGCCGCCAGGGAGGCTACAACGCCCTGAGCCCGCGCCGGGCGGGGCCTCGCGGCCGGTTGTTGTAGTGTGATAGGGTCGCCGGGCTGTGCCGTCCGCGCCGAGAGCGGCCGTGGGGGGTAGCCTACAACAACAACACAGGCCCCCTTATCGGGCGCCCGCGCGTACGTGTGTCGGGGAGGAGGCGGGGCGGTGCCGCTCGCTGGGCCGGGAGGGGGCCACGGCGGCCCGTGGGGGAGGGGGGCGGGTGTGGCAGTAGCGGTCCCGGGGGTCGAGGGCCCCGGAGAGGCTCCCGTGAGGCCAGGCCGTGTTGTAGTCTCCCGGGCCCAGGCTGCAACACGCGGGGCCCGGATACGCGGCGGGGCGCCCCGAGAGGCGCCCCGCCGTATCACCGAGTTGTGAGACCGGGTCAGGCTTCGGCAGCAGCGCGCGCAGCCGCCGCGCGGGCCCCGCGAATCTTGTTGCCGAGGTTCATGCGCTGCATCCCGGGGTTGAGGTGCCCGTAGCGCTTCTCCAGCTGCGCCACAGTGTCGCCCAGCTCCGAGGAGGCCAGCGCGTAGACCTTGTCCAGCGGCAGCCCGCGCAGCTCCTGTGCCACGGCATCGTCGCGGTCGATCGCCTTGCGACCGGACGGGGTCTTGACGTCATGGACGTGGTAGCGGGACAGGTCGGCGCGGATCAGGCGGTCGTCGGCGGAGCCGGCAGCCTTCGGCTTGGCCTCCTGCGCCTGGCGCGGGGTCGGCGCGGGCTTGGTGCGGGCCGGCTTGGTCGCGGCCTTGGCTGCGGCGGGGGCCTTGGCCTTGACGGGCTTCAGGTCGCCATTGCGGATCTTGCGGGTGCTGCCGTTCGGCAGGGCGATCTGCGACCAGCCGCCGTTCTTGCTGAGGATTTCGACTTCCCGACCGTTGTAGGTGGCAGTGTTCATGACTTCGTCTCCTGGGCTTCAGTGGTGGGAGGCAATAGAGACCGCGAGGGCGGGGCTTGCTCTGCGCTGAATTCTCTATCGTCTATGGCCGGAAGGCCGGCGGAGCAAATTAGAACACGCTCCGCCGGCTTGCGCAATACCCCGGGCTACAGGCCGCTGGCCGAGCAGCTCAGCGAAATCTGGGAAGATGAGGCCAGGGCGCCCGACTTGAACACCTCGATCAGCAGCGTGCCAGCGTTGTATGCGCTGTCGCCAGAAGCGGTGGACGTGGCGCTCGCGGTGAATGAGCGGGTGGTCGTCAGGGCGGCAGCGCTGGGGGCGCCGTTGGTGTAGCTGGCCGTGCCGCCGCCAGGGTCGTCCTCGTTGGCGAAGCCCGGTCCGGTGTAGCGGCAGGTGCACTGCGACACGGAGGCGCCCGAGGGCAGCCACGTGCCCGAGGCGAGCGTCGTCACGGTGTTGGTTACGGTGTAGGTGCCGTCCGACTTCAGGCTCACTTGCAGGGTGGCGGTGCCGCGCCCCACGTTGCGACTGTAAGAGTTACCGTCGATGGGGAGCCCGCCCACCGCTCCGGTGTTCTTGGCAAACAAGGAGGCAATGTCCGTGCCGTTCTTCAGGATGCCGGTGCTGGCCGGCGCCGTCCCCTGGGAGCGCGGCGCGTACAAGTTGCAGATGTCGGTCCCGTTCTCCTGAATTCCGGTGGCGGCCACCTTGGGCATCCCAGTGGTCCAGGGCATGAGCAGCGACGACAGCCGCTGCCCGCCTTTGGCGTAGAGGGGGGAGGCCATCGGTCAGCCGCCCAGCTTCGCGAGCCGCTCGCGGAGCGCCGCGTTCTCGGCCGCCAGCTCGTCCACGCGCTGTGCTGCCCACATGGCCAGCTCCAGGGCGGAATGGGAGTAGTCGACGCCCAGGCGGCGCACGGTCTTCTTCGCCCCGGGCTTCAGGTAGTCGAACTCGTGCACGTACTCCGGGGCGTCCTTCTGCATGTCCTGGGCCAGCACGCCGCGCCCGGCCTCGCCGCTGTCCGCGTGCACGTAATCGCAGAGTCGGAGCCGGCGGTGTAGGGGGCGCGGCTCGGTGAAGGCGATGTCGCGCTTGATGCGCCGGTCGGAGCCCTGCACGTTGCAGGTGCCCTGCACAATCAGGTTGCCGTAGAACTGGCCGTAGGTCGCCTGAATCTTCAGGCAGTAGTCCCAGCTGGTGCCGTTCCAGGTCTGCATGTTCATACCGCCGTCTACGCCGTCGCTGACGTTCACGAAGATGCGGTAGGCGTTGGTCCCGTTCGGAGCCGAGTAAAACGTCAGGGTTGCGAGGTTGTGCTTGATCGACAGCATGTCGCTCAGCTGGCCGCCCGTCAGCGGGAGCAGGCCGTTCAGGGCGTCCTGCAGCCCGTTCGTCTTGGCGATAGCAAGGGCTCCATCCGCGATGGCCGTAGCGAGCGTGACGCTGCCGGTGCCGTCGAAGTTGACGGCCGCTGCGGTCACCGGGCCCGTAAGGTTGAACGCGCGGGCGGTGGCCAGCCGGGTGGCGGCCTGGGCGGTGCCGTCGACCGGCAGATAGCCAGTGCCGGTGAAGCCGGCGGAGTAGTAGTTGGTGCCGTCGCTGAACACCACCATGGCGGTGCCCCCGCCCACTGTCACACCGGAGCCGGTGGCGCCCTGCACGTTGAGCGTTCCGCCGCCGGTCGTCCGGTTGCTGACGATGTACGAGGCACCGGCCGCCAGCGGCAGGCGCAGGGCAGTGGTGAGGCCGGTCGAGTCCCCGGTCACCGCGAGCACGTTGCAAGTCAGCTGCGCCACGGTGGGGGTCAGGTCGCCCGCCGCCACGGCCAGCGAGGCCCGGCCGCTGTTCGGGCGGAATGCCACCCAGCCGGCGCCGCCCGCGTCGGGGTCCGCGCTGTTGTCGTCCGTGGTGTTGATCCACAGCACGTTCACCCCGGCCGTGGCGCTGCGCAGCACGGCGCCCGCCGGGTAGCCGCCGATCGCGGCGGCGAAGGTCGAGTCGTAGGCGTAGGTCCCGCCCGCCTGGAGCCAGCGGCCCTGGGCGGTCATTTCGAAAAGCAGGCCGTTGAAGTCCTGCCCGTACGGGGGGGTGCCGCCCGACGCGATCGGTTGGCGAGTCTCGTCCGGGAAGCCCTGGTCGTAGGAGGCACGCCCCGGGCTGGCCGGCGGCTGGGTGGCCGGAATCGTGAACTTCGTGCCGTTGGTGGCGAACGGGACCGGCTGGCGCGCGGGGACGTTGATGGCTTTCATGGGGTCGGTCCTTTAAGCGTTGACTTCGATGGTGACGCTGACGCCGGCCGGACGGGGCATGAGGTCCGGCTGCTGAATCACGGACGCCTCCCAGGGCTGCAGGGCGAAGTTAAACACATACTTGATCGCCATGCCACCCAACTCCTCGACGTGGCAGTCGCCGCGCCCGGCGAACAGGAACGAGAGCAGGGCGTTCATGCTCGGCGCAGTGAAGCTGCTGATATTCGCCAGAGCCTTGGTCATGATGAGCACCCGGTAGGCATCATCGGTCAGGTTATAGACGCCGCCGGAATGTGGGCCATCATAGAACGGCTCCTGGTTGAACGGGAACGAGCCCGGGAGCGCCTCTTCGAAGCCCAGGTAGTCCGGCAGCGGCTGAATGGTGATCTGGCGCGGGATGTTGACGATTCGGCCCCAGATGTCAAGCCCGAAGCCCTGCGCGGTCTCCACGTTCCACACGTAGTCGTAAAAGGCGTCCAGGTCCGCGCCCGGATCGACCCACCCGTTGGTGTAATCGACCAGCGCCGCGATGCGCGGGCTGTTGGCGTACTGGTTGAGGATCGTCTGCTCAGGGTTCAGCATGGCATCACACCAGCGCGATCTGGATGTTGGCCGGGTCGAGCGTCGGGGCCTGGTCGATGCCCACCTGCAGCGAAGTGCCGGTCGGGTCGGTCGCCGTGCCCAGGGCCACCGAAAGAATCTCGACGTTCGGGTCCACCCCCGCAATGCCCGGGTAGTACCGGCCCGCGTACAAGTTGGAGGCGATGCGCGCCCGGCTGCCACCGTCCGCGCCGTTGAACGCGGCGACGATGGCGTCCCGGATCAGGTCCGACACGTTGGAGACCATCTTCGGATTGTTGACGAGCGAGACCTTGAAAAAGACCGGGAGGGCAGCCGGTGTCACCCAGCTAACCGGGTACTGCGGGCGGGGCGGGGCGTAGTTTTCATCCTCCACCGTGTAGGTGGTGGTCCCGTTGTAGTTGCATCCCAAAGACTTCTTCGACCAGATGGCCTTCGCGATGTCGGCCGCCGCTCCCCCCACCGCCGCAACGTATACCGAGTTGGCCGCGACCGGGTAGTCGGTGGAGCCGGTGTTGACGATGCCGGCCGTGGGGTTGTCGATCACGTAGGCGTCCAGCACCCCGGCCACATCCAGGACCGCCCCGTAGATCGCCTGGGGGGAATTCACCGCGTTTTTGGCCACGGAGTTGCGGCGCCTGTATTCGAAGTCGGCCCGGCTCTCCACATCCGCGCCCACGGTACCGGCCGCCGCGTTGGTTACGGCATCCCACCCGGTGACCGCCTTGTAGATCGTACCAAGCGAGCCGCTCGGGCACTGGATGGGGCCGGTGGTCTGGCACTGGAAGCTCACCGTCATGGTGCCGTCCGCGCCGATGGTGCCGTCCGCCAGGGAGGCGTACACGTAGCCGGCCGCGTCCTGCGCCAGGGAGCCCGCCGGGATCAGGGTCCCTACTAGACCAGTGAGGGTCGCGGAGACGACCGTCCCGGAGGCCGGGATGCGGTCCAAGAAGTATATCCGGCCGATGCCGTCCTGCCACCGGCCGCTCGCGGTGTCGGGGTTGACCTGGTTCGCCATGTTGGCGATTTCATCATTCTTGGCCGCGATGATGGCCGCCGCGCTCTGCGCCAGCTGGCCCTGGGGCGAGGACAGGCTCTTGCTCAGGGTGGTCCCGAAAGCGGCATCGTAGTCGGCTTGGACGCCCGCCAGGATGTCACCCTCCTGGGGCAGCACCACGCCGGTCAGCGTGAACTGGATTTTGGGGACGTTGGAGGGCATCAGAAGCTAACCTCTAGGGGGACAGTGGAAGTGGAAGTGGTCGCGTACACCACGCCGGTCAGGTTGCGGCCATCCAACGCGAGCTTGGCGATGGTCACGCCGGTCACGCCCTGGATCGTCAGCGCCGCCTGCTCGATTTTATGCTTAAGGAAAGCGGTAGTGGGCCGCTGGCCGAAGATGCTCTCCAGGTAGGGTAGGCCGAGCGCCGTGTCGTACCAGCATTCGCCCGCGAAAGTCTGGATGGCCGCCGCCACGTCCTGGGCGATCGATGCGTCGTCACCGGCCAGGGCAACGTTCCCGAAGCCGTCGACCGCGAGGTCCCAGGATGGGCCGAGCTGCAGGGTCTTCATACCGGGGTGCCCGTCTGACCGCCGCCGGTCGCGACGCCGCCGTGTTTATGGGTGTGGACGCTGGTACCCTGAGCCGTGACGTCGCCATCGGCCACGATCGTCCCTTCATTCGTCTGGTTGCCGGTAATGTGCACGGGCCCATCCTCCTGGATGTCCGGGGAGGTGACTTTGAACTGCGTGCTTGCCGCGACCTCGACGCTGGGCGCCTGGAGTCGGATTTTGGTGGGGGAGACCAGCTCCACGCCATCGGCGCTAAACCGCACGTACTGCTGCGGCACCCCGTTCAAGATGCCGCCCAAGTACAGGGCGTCCGCCAGGGAGTGGCGGCGGCCCGAGCCCGGGGGCGCCATGCCGCGCGCGGCAACGGCGGCCGAGATGTCGCGGTCGGCGAACACGGCGATACCCAGGTCACCCACTTTGGGGTCCAGGATCACGGCGTCGGCCCCGCCTTGCAGGCGCAGATAGGGCACCCCATAGAGCGGGGGCAGGGGCGTGACTTTGCCGGTGCCGTCCGTCTGCTGGACGAGCGGCTGCACGTCCACGAAGCCCACCGGCTCCAGGCCGCCCGCGTTGGTCACGGCCAGCACCCTCACCACGGTAGTCGTGCGCAGCCGGGCAGCGTTGCGCCGGAAGAAGAACTCCAGAACGTCGAAGTCGCTCCCCCCGTTGGCCCCGTCGCGCTGCGTGCTAGCTTGTTGGGTTGACATTGTACTTGCTCGTTCCCAGCTGGAGGCGCGTGAACCAGGGGCCGTTCGGCTCTTCGGAGGCGAGGTCGTGGCTGACCCCCCAGACGTAGAACTGGCCATTCGCCCCGGGAACGGCCACGCCACGGGCGCGGGGGTCGGGGATTGAGGACCGCACGTTCACCGTGCGCCCAACCTCCACGTCTGGCTTGAAAGTAGAAACCACCTCGATCCCGTTCACAATATACGTGGGGTATCCCACCATGCCGTTCTCGGGATTGACCTCAATTACGGTGGAATCGCGCGAGCCGGTACGGGGCCAGATCGTGAGCACGCCGTTCTCGATTGCGTAGCACACCCCCGCCGCCTGGCAGATGTCGCGAATTTGGTCAACTGCCGTGCCGCCCACGGCGTGGTTGCTGAGCTTCGCGTCCACGCCCGCGTTGAGGAAGCCCATATTGGCGGCCTTGGCGATGCCCTCCAGCATCGTGGATACGGCCATCACGCCCTTATAGCTGCTGGCCGCGATCGCGTTGTATTGTGCGTTTGCCAGGGCGGAGGCGACCAGGGTCACGCCGACATCGGGCATGCCGTTGTAGCCGACGTTGCCGTAGGTGATGCCGCCGCTGAACACCTGGGACATGCCCTGCTGGTCATCCCCCGCGAACACAGTCACAAGGTTCCGGCGGTAAGTACCCATACTGAAGCCCAGGGTGGACAGCTTTGCCATATCTTGCCCGCGCATACCAAACACCGTCAGCTCCAGCTGAGAGGCGAAGGAGCCGGTGCTGCCCGCATAGCTGCGGATGGCCGCGTTGCAGCGCAGGCCCCGCAGGGTCAGCGTGTCGCTGCTGCCGTCGAAAGTGTCGCCATCCAGCGAGACCTGGACGTCGATCCGGCGCCGGGTGAGGCTCATGCGGACCGCTCCTGGACTTCCGCCTCGGTGAGGTAGAGCAGGGACCAGCGCGAACCCAGCCCACCGTAAGCCGGGTCGGCCACGCCCAGCCGGTCGACGAACACGAGGTCCCCGGTGAAGCCCAGGTAGGCCAGCCGCACCATCAGCACGTTGGCCAGGCACAGCTGGGAGTTGAGCACCGGGTAGCCATTGACGGTGAGGTCCATGAACAGGCCGGTGGTCTTCTGGTAAATCTCTATGAAGCAGCGCTGCCCGCCCAGGTTGACGGTGAACGCCTGGGAGGGCACGGACTGCAGAGTGACCGACTGCATCACTGAATCCCCCTTTGAAGGGCCAGCAGCTCCGCCGGGGTGGGGGCAGCAGTCGTGGCCGTTCCCGCGTTGCGCTGGCTCTCCGCGCTCGGGGAGCGGGCCCCCGTGATCGTGGGGGCGGAGCCGTTCGCCGTGTAGGTGGCCGAGGCCACCTCGCGAATCTCTTCGAACATCACGTCCGCGACGATCATGGAGGCGCCGGCCTTGGCGGTCTTCTTGTAGTCGAACCGAGTGACCGTCACGCCCTCGTAGAAGCCGTGCGGGGTGGAGAGGTCGTAGGTCTCGGTGCTGTTCAGCATATACGCGAGCTGACGGAGGAAGTCGTCCGTGCCCATGAGGTTGCCGTCGCACACTAGCTGCACACGCAGGCCGAACGGCATCTGCACCTTGTTATAACTGGCAAACGCGCCACGCTCCAGCGGGTAGTTGCAGACGCGCGACTCGCCCCGGAATTCCAGCTCGCAGAAGCTGTCGGGGGTAATCGCCTCGTCGGAGGTGCCGCTGCTGAAGATGGCCCACTGCGCGTAGTGCGGAGCCAGGAGGTCGTAGACCTCCGTGCTCGCCGCGATCAGAATTGCTTTGGAAGCGCTGGACATCAATCAAGGCCCGTGTCTGCTTGTGCGATAAGCCCGTTCCGCTGGATGTCCCGGCGCAGGTCGCGGGCCACGCCCTCGCCATCGGTCGCGGGGGTGTGGACCTCGATCTTGCCAACGTGGACTTCGGTAGTATGCTGCACCGCCGGCCGCGAGGCGCTCGCCAGGGCTCCGCCCTTGGACCCCGCCATTATACCCGACAGGATGTCCTGGTTGGAAACATAGGCGCCGTTCCCCTCTTGGTTGACGATGCCACGGATCAAGGCACTGAGCACCGTGGGGTCCGTCATGTTCAAATGCTGCCCAGCCTTGAAGCCGGTGCTGCCGGTCAGGGCCTGCACGTATGCGGCCACGTCGTTCCCATCGGCACCCGGGGCGTAGGTCTTCACGATTTCGTCGATCGTGTCGGTGCCGCGCCCGCCATAGAGCTGGAGCTGGCGGGCCAGCGCTGCCACGCCGTCCTGCATCGAGTCGAACGCGGCGAAGCGCGCGCCCTTGCCGCTCTCCAGGTGGGCACCGGCCTGGCCCGCGTAGTTGAGGTTGCCCGGGTTGTTGTTGCGGGCCCCGCGCGGCCGGTCCTTCTTCATCAGGCGCAGGAACTCGGGGTGGTCCTTCGCGAACTCCGCCCTGTCGGCCGGGGACCACCGGGAGTAGCTGGCCCTCCAATTCTTCTTCCACGCCTCGTCGTGGGAGTTGAAGTCCTCCAGGTCGAGGGACGCCTGCGCGTCATCGTTGCCGAACATCGCCAGGACGGATGCGATCGCGCGGCCGGCCGCGTGGCCCGCCTCGCTCTGGCTGACCCCGGTCTTCTCATCGATCGCCTTGCCCACCTGCCAGCCGGCCCAGGCAGCCCCCGCCGTGCCGATCAGCGGGATCATCTGGCCAAGAGCCGCGACGATGCCCAGCAGCGGCGACAGAATCTTCAGCGCGAGCACGGCGCCCAGGGCTTCGGCCGCGACCTTCCAGCCGCCGAACTCCTCGACGACCTTGTCGACCTCTGCGAAGGTCTCCGACAGCACTCGCAGGACCTTGTCCCAATCGATCGAATCCAGCCAGTCGGCCAGCCGGTAGGCCAGCTTCTCCAGGGTGGGGGCGAGGGCCATGAAGGCCACCTCGCTGGCCTCCTTCAGGCGCTGCTGGACGTCCGCCCACTGTTGCTGCAGCTCTTGGGCGTGCCGTGTGCTCTCGGCGGTAATCTTGGAAAGCGACTCAGCGTGGTCCAGCCGCTTTTTCAGCTCGTCGGGCCCCAGCATAAGCTGGTTGAACATCGAGCCCACGCCCAGCTGACCGGCCAGCCACATGGCCTGCTGGCGCGGGAGCTGGGCCAGGCGCTTGGAGATGTTGACCAGCACCCCCTCGTAGTTGAGGAGGCGCCCGGAGCTGTCCGTCAGGACGACCCCGTTTGCGCGCGCAGCGTCGGTGAACGCGCTGTGGCCCTTGATGGCCGCCTCGGCCAGGCCGCCGGCCACGTTCTGCAGGGTGTTGAACGCGTCGGACGCCTGGCCACCCATCTCCCGGGCGACGACGCCCCACGCCTCCAGGCGGCGGGCGTTGATGTCGAGGTTCTTGCTGAGGCGGCCCAGCTCCGCCTGACCCTGGACGTTGCTCGTGATGAACTCTTTGATGCCTACGGTGGCACCAAAGAGGGAGAGCAGGGCGAACAGCTGGTTCTTGGTGGAGCCGATCGCGTCGCCGGTCTTCTTCCACCCGGCTTGGGCCTCTTTCTGCTGCTGAGCCTCGCGCTCGCGCAGCTTCCTCAGGTCCTCCGCGATGCGGGCGCGGTTGCGGTCGTAGTCGGCCGCGTCCAGGCCCAGGGTGACGACCAGCGCGTCGATTACGTTAACGCTCATGGCTTCGTCTCCCGGTGCGCGTTGGCCGCCCGCTGGTTGTGGCGGTCGACGGTGATCACTTCCAGCATCATCCACAGGTCCTGCTGGCCGTACACGGTGTCAAGCTCGTGCAGGGTGGCCATCCGTGCCCCCACCACCGTTGCGATGGTCGGGGGCACGTTCACGCACTCGATCAGCCCGGAGATTGGGTCTCCGCCTCCGGACCCCGGGCCTGTTTCAAGAGGGAGGCGGCGGCGAAAAAATCGAAGTGGAGCTTCAGCAGCTCCAGGCGCAAGCGCAGGCGGGTGGCGATTTCCTCGATGTCGTCCTCGATCAGCTTGCGGGAGAACTGCGGCTGGCTCAGGTCCGGCACCCGCTCGACGCAGGTGAACAGCTCGTCCAGCAGTGGCTGCAGCTCCTGGAACGGCAGCGCCGAGAGGGCGCGCACGCCCATCACGGCCAGCGCCGCCATGCCCTGGGCCTGGAACCCATCCGGCAGCTCCACGCCCGCCCGGGCGAGCGCGGTGAAGGCGCGGAGCGCCCACATCTCGGACTGCGATGCGGGCATCTCCGTGAGCAGGAAGCGCTTCCCCTTGTCCCGGCCTTCGGCGTCGACCGCAAACGTGGTAATCTTGCGGGCCATTACGCCGGAATCTCCTGGATGTTTTGCCACGTGATCTGATAACGGCGCGGCTGCAGAATCTTCTTTGCATCCGGGATCGGCATGTTGCTCGTGAAGAAGCCCTTGGAGCAGATGTACTTCTTCTTCACGCTCGGCAGGGCGATCGTGGCCGACGCGATGGCTACCTGCTTAGTGGCCCGCTGGTACGCGGCCCAGGCGGTGAACAGGTCGTTGGATTCACTGTCGGCCTGCAGCACGATGGTCATGGCGTACGGGTTAAACACGAAGCCGCCGGACAGGTTGCCGTCGACGCCCATGAGGGTTTCGATCTGCTGGTTGGCCTCGGTGGTGAAGGTATCGTCGGTGGAGTAGCCCTGGAGGAGCTGCGGGGCCGGGAACACCGGGTTGACCGCCAGCGCGAACGAGGAGTTTGCAGAGGTAAGGGTACGCATGGGTTCCGGCTCCTGTTACTGGATTTCGATGGCGGCCATCGAGATGTTCTGGATGCTCTGGCCGTCCGTGTAGTACAGCGTCACGGGCGGGCTGCGGCGGGCGGCGCGGGTCGAGGCATCGGCCGGGCTCACCTGGAGGTAATACCCGGACGACTGGATGATCGGCGCGACTTCCAGGCCGGTCGCCTGGTTGACCTGCTGGGCCTGGCTGTTCGACAGCATCACGCCGGCACGGATCGCGCCGAAGTTGATCGCGGCCGTGATCGGGTCCAGGCACGCCGAAGAAACCAGCGAGTAGCCGTCCTCGTTGTACGGGACCGAGCCCACCGAGATGAGCAGCTGGAGCAGGGCGAGCTGGAGATTCGCGCGCAGCCACAGCTGGTTCAGGTAGGAATCGAGCCACAGGTACTGGCCGGAGACCGAGCCCGCCTGGAGCATGTTGAACGACTGGCTGCCGGTGCCGTAGACGCCATAGAAGTTATAGCCATTGCCCAGGAGCGCCGCCGCATCGGTCGCGTTGTCCACGGCCGGGAGCAGGCCCTCCTGCCCCTTGAAGGCGAGGGTGGCGCGGCCGTTGCGGCGGGTGAAGTCCAGCGAAGCCGCGTAGCCCAGGACGAAAGCTGCGTGGGTGCGGTCGCCGTAGAGGACCACCGAGCCGCCGTAATCGGCCAGCTTGACGGCCGCGCCCCAGGTGTTCTCGCTGCCGGCGGTCAGGGCGTTCGCGTCCGAATCCCACCCCACGTAAGCGTAGTCGTTGTCCTGGAGGCTGGTCCAGGCCGAGAACTCGGTCTTGTCGTCCAGCACCGGCTCGAACATGGTGGTGAACAGGGACCACTCGGAATTCTGCTGGATCAGCGCCGACATGTACGCGTTCGGGGTCGCCGCCGCCGCGCCCTGGGAGGTCACCGCGCCGGCCGCCTGGGTGAGCTTCAGCGCGGTCGCCAGGGTGCCGGTCGTGGCGTACCCTACCGAGGAGCTGGCCCCGGTGGTGCTGGACGTGAACTTGAAGGCGCCCCGGGTGGCGTCGTAGGTCACCGTGAAGCCCGGCGTGGTGAAGGCCGCCTCGATCGTGGCCGCCGCGTCGGAGTAGCTCGTGATGGTCGAGAGGTCAATCGAGGCCGAGGTGTTGGCCACCCCGTCCGCCGTGACCGTGAGGGTGCCGGTCAGCAGCTTCAGGTCGTCCAGCGCCATGGACAACTTGGCACCACGCAGGTAGCCCGCCACCGGGGCGGACGGGTACTGGGCGAACAGCAGCGCGGACGCCGCCTTGGTGGCGTTGGCCGGACCCTGGAAGTAAATCTGGGCGGCCTTGTACTCATCGGACGACAGGCCGAAGAAGTTGCCAACGTCCGTGGCCGTGGCAAACGACATGGGCTTGCCCACCGGCACGGCCGTGTCGGCGGTCAGGATGAGGCCGAGCAGGGCCGCGAGCGAGCCCGCCGCAGCGAGAACACCCGGGTTGATCTTGACGAGCTGCGAAACGGGAATGGTTTTCATGCTACTCTCCGGGAGGGAACTTGGTGTCAATCTCGACTACGGTGGCCTCCAGGGCGGAGGCGAAGTCCAGCGGCACGGTGACCACCGGGTTAAACTGGATGAACGCGTCCAGCGTCCAGCGCTCCTGATACTGCTGCTCCGCGTTCACCATCGTCGTATTCTTCGGGTCTTCCGCGTACAGCGGCTGGACCTCCAGGCCAGACCCCGCAAGCTGGTCGCAGGTGTACCGGGTGCGGAACAGCGCCTGCACAATATGGACCGCGTCGGCCGCCCCTTCACCATAAAAGTCTAACTGAAAGCGGCCCCGAGCGCTAGTCTTCGATTCGACGGTGCCCGGGTTGGTGCCCGGATCGACCCACTTGCCGGTGGGCGTCGCCAGGAGCAGGGACCCCATGCGGGTCATCATCACAAAGTTACCGTTGGGCATCGGCACCCGGTTGTCCTGGGTGACGAACACCCCCCAGCCGCTGCCCAGGACCGCGAGCAGGTACGCACGGACCGTGGCGAGCAGGGCCTCGTCCGTGATCGAGATGGACATGGTCACGGCGGGGTCACCTGCTTCTGTACGATCACTCGGCACCAGTCGGCCCAGCGCTCCCGGACCGCGACGACCAGCCAGTCAGCACCGTCGAAGTTGAGCATGTCCCCGCCCACCTGGGTCGCCCGATCCTGGGCCGACAGGGCACCCGGGGCGTAGATCGAGGTCATCGTCCCCTGGAGGCCCAGGCCATCCACGTACCGGACGTCCGGGGAGGACAGCTCCTGGCGCTGGACGTACATCTGTACCGGGTCACTGTAGGACGGGGCGCGGCGGCCCGAGGAGGAGGTCCCGTAGCCGGTCGAGCGGCGGACTGTCACCTGGGTGGACGGGTTCACCATCCCGATGGCCGGGCCGACGATGGCGTTAAGGTCCATCAGTCATCCCCCTGGATATCGTAGGCCACGCTGTTGAGCATGGTCGAGGTGTCGATGAGCGGCTTGTCGAATCCCTTCCGGGCGATGGTGCTGGGCGCCAGCTCGGGGACGCGGAACTCACGGATGGAGCCCTGGAGGTCGGCCTTCAGCACCTCGCCCATGAGGCGGAGGGTGCGTTCGCCATCGTACCCGGTTGCGTGCAGAACCTTACCCATCTTGGCGCCCCAGCCGGGGGCCTTGGCGTCGATCATCAAGCGGAAAAACGGGCGGGGCGGGCGCCCCCGGGCGGGGTCCCCAAACTCGTTGGCGGCAGCCACCATCGGGACGGAGGCATCGCTGTCGGCGTAGGTGGAACCTTCCAGGAAGCCGACGCGGACGTGCTGCCCCCGGCCCACGCGGGCCAACACCTGCTTCAGGCGGGCATCGAGTTTGTCCCCGCCACTGAGGGCCATGTCAGTAGCAGCGCAGCAGGGGGTCGGGCGCCGGTCCGGAAGAGCCGGGCAGGTAGCGCATGGTCCGGAACCGCGCGGTGGCGGCCCAATACTGGGCACCATACTTGGTCTGGTTGAACCACGCGGCCCCGGGGGTGCCGCCGGGCATGTCCACCGAGACCGAGACCGAGCCCTGGGTCGCGGACGCCACCCGGCCGACGAGCGGGGAGGGGGCTCGGCCGTTGCTGCCCGCCTGGAGCTGGGCGATGTGGGCGGTCAACATCCAGAGTAGCGGCTTGCGGATTTCGACGTCGCGCACGCGGCTGCTCTCGCTGTTGTCCAGATAGAGCATCGTCTCGTCGAAGAACGACTGCAGCAGGCTGTCCGCCACCCCGGAAAACTCCGGGTAGCGGGCCTTGAAGTCGGCCGGGACGAACGAGACGATGCCCGTGGTCACTGGATTAATCCTCTTCGGTCGTCTTGGTGACGGCCGGGGCCGGCTTGTCGGCGTTCACGCCTTCGAAGCCGGTGGCGAGGGCGGCCTTCTCGGTAGCCTCTGCCTGGGCACGCGCTTCGTTGGCCTGGATGAAGATCAGACCGCGCTTGACCGGGGCGAAATTCTGGTTGGCCGCGAGCCACGCCTTCGCGAGGTCCTCGTCCACGTTGGTCATGCCGAAGCCGCCGACGATGCGCGAGGCGTTGGCGCCTGCCAGGGTGACGGACACGTTGCCGTGCCGGATGACGAGGCCCTGGGGGAGCTTGCAGCCCACGACGACCTGTTTGCCATTTGCCATGTTCACTTTCCTCTAAGCAGTGGCCCCGGGGCAGGGCGCCCCGGGGCTAGGGTTGTGACCGAGAGGCCCGGCGATCAGACGCCGAGCATGCCCGCGATCAGGAACGGCCGGTAGATGATCGCGCCCCAGGAGCCGCCCGACTTCTTCTGCTTGAAGCTGGACATGCCCACCTTCACCGGATGCGCGCGCATCTTCTCGGTGAACGAGATTTCGGCGGTCTTCTGGCCCTCCAGCTCGTCCACGATCAGCTGCACCAGCTCGCCACCCGTGGTCGCGTACTCCACGGCGGTGACGAGGCGCATGTTCGGGAAATTCTTCTTGAGCTGGTCCTCGACGTTGACGTTGTACTGATTCGTCTTCGTCAGGTTGGTTGCGGCATCGTTCGACAGCGCCAGGGTCATCCGGGCGTTCTTGTCGACCAGGCCGCCCGACTGGGCCACCGCCTGGGCGAACAGGGCCTGGATGTCACCGTAGACCGCCGCGCCGTCCTTGTCGGCCCACAGCAGCGAGCTGCCGGTGCCGGTCGCCAGCGGGCTGATCGGGGTGGGCAGGCTCGGGTCGTTCAGCAGGCCGTAATTCTTGAGGTTGGCCACGCCGAAGAACGCAATGCGGTTGTGGGTTTTCTTCAGGGTCAGGACCGACGCGATGTTCAGGCGCGCGGCCCAGTCGATCTTCGCCTCGCCCGCCATCGCCAGCTCGCGCTCACCCCACTGGGTGATGGTCTGGAAATGATAGGACTCGCGGGCCTCCCAGTTGACGTTCGCCGACGAGTGACCGTTGTTGCTGAAGTCACCGTAGGCGGAGGTCTCGCCGGTCGATTCCACGATCGGGAACTGCGAGGAGAGGGTGGTCCAGTCGCCCTTCTTGACGTCGCCGACGATTTCCGTCGCCTTCATCGGGGAGACCAGCACCTCGACCAGCTTGGGGTCCAGGTAGTTGGCCAGGAACGCGGGGATGCCGGCGTTGCTGGTGGTGATCAGGGCCGGCTGCGCATCGGCCGCCAGGCCGAAGTTGTTGCCGTAGGTCTGGCGGTCCAGGTGGCCCTGGATGTCCGCCATGAAGTGGACGCCATGATCGGCGGCCAGGATGTTCAACTCGTCACGGAAATCCATGGCTTCAGCTCCAGGAGGTGATCTTGCACAGCTCGTTTGCGTTGCAGGCGAAAGCCGCCGGCACTACCCACGAGGTTTCGGTATAGCCGGCGATGGTCGCACCGGCGGCGCCCGTCTTCACGGTGCCGTCCGTGTTCGACGCGAACACCTTCTGGCCCGGAGTGGCGGCGGTCAGGGTCTTCGCGTAGAAGTCGCCCTTGGTCATCACCGTGACCGGACGGCCGGCGGGGATGTTCACGGACGCTTCGCCCAGCCAGCCGGTGATCAGCGCCTGCTGGTCGCGATGGATGAAGCCGGTCGGCACACCGGAGCCCGCATTGGTGACAAGGCCGTTGGCATCGGCCCAGGCGAACAGGCCGACGTTCACGCCGCCCGTGCCCGCGACCAGATGGTCGGGGCCGGCAACGGCGCTCATGTGGGCATTGGCACCGCAGAAGTCACCGGCCACGGCCGGGGGCAACTGCTGATTGACGGTCTTCTGGAAGGTCATGGGATCAGCTCCGGTCGGGGCGGGAAGCGCCCGGGTACTTGTGGTAGAACGAGGTGCGAGCATCCACCGAGTCCATGGCGACGCTCGGGGCCTTGGCGGCGGCCTTGTGCGCCTTGACCTGCTTGGCCATCTCGACCATCGCGGGCAGGGCGGCGGCGTGTACGCCATCGTGGGCGACGCCCTCCTGGGTCAGGGCGAAGCGATAGACCGCCTCGGCGCTGTCCATGGCGGTCACTTCGCCGACGAGCGGGGCGACCGCCTTCTCGGCCGTGCGCAGGGCGAGGTAGTCGGCGCGGGCCTCGGACTTGGCCTTCGCCAGGATCGCATCCGCGTCCTGGGCGACCTCGGGGTCCTTCTTCGGCTCGTCTTCCTCGTCGTCGGCCGGGGCCTCGTCCATGGCGACCTGGAGGATGCCGGACAGCTGGGGCACGTCGACGTCGAAGCGGGCGTCGTAATGCTTGGCGACGGCGCGGGCGATGTCGGTCGGGCGAGCATCGGCGGCGAGCAGCTCGCCGTATGGGATGGGCGCCGAGTCCTGGGCCAGGGCAGGCATCAGGTAGGCGCTCAGGGCGGCACGCAGGGCGACCGCCTTGGGGCTTACGTTCTTGGACATGGTGAAAAGCTCCACGGGTTGGGAATCGCCAACGATGACGTCGGCTCCTGCACGTCCCACAGTGACCAGTGCGACATGGTTGCCGACGATGTTTATCATGCGGCCGTCAAACGGCTGCCCTTCAAACATGCCGGGCGTCATGTCAGCATCATAGCGGTACGATGCCGACAATTGCTGCTGCTCCCCTGTCTCAACTGTCGCGATGGCGGAATTATCCCACACGACAAGGGAGTTGTCTAGATATGGCGGGTTCCAGGTGGCGTTGGAACCGGTGCAGCCCACCACGTACTCCTTTTTCGGGTCGTTGGCCGAGACCGGAATGTGGCGGCAAAGGAGCTGGATATTGTTGAAGGTCGGCGCGGCCTTGCGCAGCTCCTCCGGGTCGCGCAGGAGCTTGTACAGCCGGTTCGGGTCCAGGCCCAGCTGCTGCCAGCGCGGAATCTCGCGGCCAAAGTACGGACAGACGTTGGCCTTGGAGATGTGCGACATGCGCACCCGCAGACGGCCGAAGCCATCGTACGAGCGGACGGAGTCGAAGTCCATCGCCAGCGGGGCCTCATCCTCGGCCAGGCCCTCGGGCGCGGCTTCGGGCTGCAGCAGGTGGGCGAGCGCGCGCTCCAGGCCCGGATGGAGCGGGGAGGGCAGGGCGGTGAGCGGGAACCAGCCGCAGGCGGTATGCTCGTCGCACAGCTGGGCCTCGGCACCCTCAGGCGCGGCGGCAATGAACGTGCTGAATTCGACGCGGTCGTCCCCGCCCAGGTCGAGCAGGCGCAGGGCACCCGGGTCGACCGCGATGCCAGTCTCCTCCAACAGCTCGCGCGCCGCAGCGGCGGCCGGCTCCTCGCCGTCTTCGATCTTGCCCCCGGGGACTGCCCAGGTGCTGCCGTGGTCGCCCCCGGGGCGCCGTTGGGCCAGCAAGATGTCGCCGTCGCGGATCAGGGCCACGCCCGCCGCCTGGAGGAGCGGGGCCTCGTCCTCGGCGTAACCGTTGGCGTGCGCGGCCTCGGCCTGAGCTTCCGCCTTGCGGCGGTCGGAGTAACACTTGCCGTGGCGGCCCCACTTGTAGCCACCACGGCCGCCGGGGAGAGGGCAGGAATGAATGGGCATCAGCTTTTCTTCGCCCGCTCCGCGACGCGGTCGTAGTGCTCACCGGCCGCCCGCTGCTCCGATTCGGTGAAGCCCTGGTCCGCCAGGTTCATCTGGAGCTGGCGGCGGGTGTGCCCATCCTCGTGGGCGCCCTTGGCGCGCATTTCCATCATGTGCCCGATCACCTTGCCTTGGGTGTTCTCGTCCACCTTCTCGTTGAAGAAGTGGCGGGCGAGGTCGGCGCGGCGGTGACCCTTACCATGGAGGCCCTCGGCAATGGTGCGGGCGTTGCCGGCGGCCTTGCTCAGCTCGTCATGCTTGCTGGCCGCCGCGTTGATGTGCGCTTCGTGGTAGCCCTGCTCCTTGAGGTTGGCCAGGAATTTTTCTTTGCTCTGGCCAGTGCGCACCGACTCGGCCGCGCCCTCGTGCACCCGCTTCAGGCCCCGGCCGCCTACCGGACCGGTAATCTTGGCGGGCTCCGGGCCCAGGGCCTCCTGACCATCACCCGCCCCGGCGGCCTCAATCTCGCGCGCCTGCTTGTGGACGTAGTCGGCCTGACCGAAGTGGTGCTCGGCCCGCTCTTTGTGGCGAGCCGCCGCCTCGTGGTCGCCGCGCTCCTCGGCCTTCTTCTGCTCGTCCCGATGGTGGGAGAACTTGGCCACGTGGCCGGCGGCCACCTCACGGGCGGACGCCGCCAGGGCCTTCCGCTCCCGCACATGCTTGGGGTCGCGGGACGAGTGAAACGTCACTGGGGCGGGCTCGCGCTCGTCTTTCTTCCCGCCAGACCCGCCGCCCGAGCCGAACTTCCCGTCCTTGGACCGGGGATGCTTGCCTTCTTCCCACCCGCTGTCCATGGCCACCGCGCCGAGTATGCCACCGAGAAGCTTCTGCTTGGTCATTCGTCTAGTCCAGGTATGACCGGTTCCCACGTACACCGGCAGTTGATTGCTTCGCCAGGGAGCACCCACTCCCCATCCAGGTAGAGGCCCCGGCTCAGGTCGAAACGGACGCCGTCCGCCGCAACGTGAGAGGGCCGGGGCTCCTTGCCCGCGTGGCTGTGCCGCCAGATGCCCTGGGAGATGCCCAGCGACTGCTGACTGGCCGATGCCATCGCGGACGTGGCCTTGTTGTTCTGATCCCGCGCGATGAGGGCGGCCCGGCGACTGGTCACTCCGTACTGCGCCTCGATCTGCTTTTTCAGAGCCCCCAAGTCCCGGCCGCGCGCAACGGATTGCATCACGAGCGATTCGACGTTGTCAAGGAAGCGTGAAGGGATAGATTTGATCAGCGACACGTTCTCATTGATCACGGCCGCCAAGGCGTCGGTCTCGTCCGGGGTCGCCTGGAAGCTCACCGAGATATCCCGGGCGCGCAGGTAGGCCGAGAGGGCCCCCCGGGCGTGCTGACGGGCGGCACGCGCGAAGGAGGAGGACAGCCACCGGCCCATCTGGTCGAACGCCTTCTCCCAGCGGCCCCGGAGCCGGGTGAGCTGGCGCTGCATCTGGTCGGCGGGGGAGGCATCCTGGGCCAGGCCCGTGGCCCGGTACTCGGCGGTCAGCCAGTAGTCGACCGACTTGTACATCTTGGTGATTTCGTCCTGGAGCCGGCGGCGGTAGCGTGCTTCAAGACCCGCGTTTGCCCTTGTCGGGGGCAGGATCCTTGCGGTTTCCGCCGCCCGCCGCGCCCGCATCGCCGCCTTCATCTTCGTTGGAGGCTTCATTGTCCGGAATCTCCGCGTTCAGATCAAGGCCCGAATACGGGCTCTCGGGGTTCTTGGCGAGGCGCTCGCGCTCCTCATCGGGCAGGAGGACGCCCGCGTTGATGTACACGGCGGCCGTATCGGCGTCGGTCTTGCGCACCGTGGCCTTCTCGGCCTCGGACAGCTGGTACAACGGCATGAAGACGAACGTGACGTCGTCGTCCACCTTGCCGAACAGGTCCAGCTGCGCCACCTTGAGCATGGTCTCGATGCACGGGGCGAGGTCGCGGGTCTGGCGCGAGGCGATCGAGTCGTAGTAGACCCGGATTTCGCCGTCCGAGTTGGCGTTGAGCCCGGACGGCGTGATGCCGAACAGCTTCACGAGCGGGATGCTGGAGACCGAAGACATATGCTCCTGGGCCTGGGCCTGGAGCTTGTCGAGGCCACCCAAGGGCGTGTTGAACTGGAAAAACTCCTCGGTCTCCTTGTCCAGCACGAACAAGCCGCGATTGTCGCGGAGCTTGTTGAACAGCTGCACGCGCTGGATCAGGTCCATGCCGGCCGCGTCCGTGCCGTCGCCATCGGAGGAGGGCGTCGCGAGGATCGTCTCAAGATTCGTCTTGATGCCCGACATGCTGAAGCTGTGCGTGACGTCGCTCACCGACTGCCGGGTCCGCAGCCAGTTGTCCACATAGGGGCGGGCCATCTGGATCAGCGGGATGCCGCCGAACGAGTAGGACGCCTTCAGGATGTCCGGCACCGGGTTGCTCAGGACCATGAGAAGGCGGGAGGAGTGCACCTCTTTGCCCATCACGTACCACGTCGACGGCTTGTAGTAGTCCGCCGCCAGGGGGTTGGTGCTGTTGTAGAGGCCCGGGTAGCTCCAGGTGGGCTCGACCACCCGCAGCCCGACGAACGAGCCCTTGGTGATCTTCTTGTCGGACAGGGCCAACGGGGTGGCCAGCTCGACCGAGTCCTCGGAGACCAGGGCGCCGCCGCTCGGCTTCTTGACGTCGATGTAGAGCTGGCAGCGGCCGAACCACGCGTCACGCTCGATGGCCTCTTGCAGGCGGGCCATGATCTTGTGGTGCCGGAACCACTCGTCGATCTTTGTGATCCGGTCGCCCTTGTCGCCGTCGCCCTTGGATCGGAATTCGATGCCCTCGCGGACCATATCCTCGGCGATGATCGAGCCCATCTTGCGGTATTCGGTAACCTGCGACAGCTCGGCCAGGGCCGGATACCCAAGGAAGGCGTACTGCCCGAAGTATCCGTTGCCGTTGAGAAACCCGTAGGGGGTGCTATCACACGCCAGCACCCCGTCCAGCTTGTCGGCCGGCACCACGCCTGGCGCGGGCTCGTAGGTCGCAAATTTCAGGGGCTCGGCCCTGGGCGGAGTCACCGCAGCCAGGAGGCTGGCCCAGTTGATCCGGCGGCGCCGGGGAGAGGTGGCACCGGATTGCCCGGCGCCGGTCGGGGAGGGCGCCGCCCCACGGCGCGAGGAGAGGGCACGGAGCCACAGAGGTAGTTTCACGTGCCCGGTTCCCCGAAAGCGAGATATCGTCAAGGCCAGATTCTAGCACGCGTGAAGACGGCGTGAAAAGGATGCGGGTCCGGGCGCGGACCTCCCGTCACCTACCGGCGAAGGCTTGGAAAGGGTGTAGGGGGATGGCGGATGGTGGGGTCAGGGTTAGGCGAGGCCCATGGCCGTCAGGTTGTAGACCTGAATCTGGCCGAAGGCGACAACGCCAGTTCCCGCGCCTGCGATGCAGTCCACGTTGATTTGCGTGGTCCCAGCAGGGACAGTCAGCTCCTGATAGAAAAAACCGCTGGTCGCAAACACGTTCAAGTAGCACGGCTTGCTTGTTAGGTTAGGGCCGACAAACTTCACCTGCGCTTGAGCGTCTACCCCGCCGTCGCTTTTGATGATGCCGAGTACGGCAAGCTTATCGCCCACCGCAAGGTTGGCCGAGGCGATGGCTCGCTCCAGGGCGCGGATGGACGCGTTCGCCGTCTGGGTGATCTGCATCATTTTCCCCGGTACCGAAGCATCGGTGACGAGTGCATGGGCAAACCCGCTGGTGCCGCCGTAAGCAATCCATCCATCGGGGATACCGTCGGCGTTAGTATCCGTCAGCAGAATGGGGTTCGTGGACAGTAGGCCGGAGTTGTCGCCGTTGTCCAACGGGAGTGGCGGCGTCCACTTGGGAAGGAAGGGCGTCATCTGATCTGCAAAAGCCTGACCAAGCGCAAGGCAACCGGCAAAGTTGGGGTGCGTCCCGTCACTGTAGTAGCTGGCGAGATAGTGCCCGTTCGTCGGGTCCACCAGCACCGCGTATGCGTCGAATATGGCTGCACCTTCGCTGAGCGCTAGACGCCTTAGCCACTGGTTCCATACCGAAATGCGCGGTTGCCGGGTTGCCACGTCGTCGTTACACGGGATAGTGCATAGAATCGGCGTTGCCCCAATGGAACGGATTTTTTGCAGGATCGCGAGGATGTTCGACTGGTAGGTGGCGAACGTCACGGAATTGCCAATATCGTTCGTGCCCGCCATTAGCACAACGGCACTCGGAGCGTATGGCGTCACGTCGGAATCGAACCGGGCGAGCATTTGGGCCGACGTATTACCCGCCACGCCCGCGTTCCGGGCCATCAAGACGCGCCCACCGGAGCGAAGCATCGCCATCAGCGGCCACGAAATACCCTGCGCGTTGTTCGCGTTGTCGTTGCTGCCGCAAGTGATCGAATCGCCCAAAAAGACGATCTTGTTCCCCACCCACTGAGAGTTAATCTCTCGGAGCGCCGCTACCGTGGCCGGCGACTGCGTTTTGAGTTGGCTAGTCTTAGGCATTGCGGGGCTCCAACTGGATGGTCAAGTTTTCTTCGGTGAGCAGCGGCTGACCTTCCTCCGTCATCAGGACGACGAAAGCCACCCCGGCGCGGGTGAGGGAGAGGGAGAGGCCGATGGATGGCACGGCCTACCACTCCGCCTTAATGCCGGTCGCGGTGCTGGCGCCCCAGACCTTCGTCACGCGCTTGGCGTGCGTGATGCCCCCGGCGATGTTGTCGTAGGTGCGAACTTCACCGCCCAGCAGCGTGACCTTGAGCGACCCGGTGCCGCCGATGTAGATGCCACGGCTGGGCTGGGCGAGGTCCGTGTCCACGCCGGGCGCGATGTCCTGGGCGTGCTCAACGGGCGACTCCAGGGTCTTGGTCAGCCATTTGAAGATGTCGGCGATCATGAGGGCGATGTCCTTGGGTCTTGGGAGGTCGTAGGGGTGCGGTCCGGGACCCCGTCCCGCGCACCCCACTGCCAGAGCGCACGTTCAGAGGTCCCGGACCGCGAACAGCAGGCCCAGCGGGTCGTCAGCCGGCGGAGGGTCGATCCTCGGTGGCCTGGGGCCGGTGACTGAAGATGCCGGCCGCGTTGTACATGGCCACGGCCGAGTTGATCAACGGTCGCAGCACCGTCTGCAGGTCGCCCAGGGCCTTGGCCTCGGTGGTCACCGCCGCGATGAACGTGTTGATCTGGGCCTCGACGGCGGCCAGCTTCTGTGCGCCGCTGGCAGTCGGCAGGGCCTGCTCGACGGCCTGGACCGCCTGGTTGACCAGGGTCATCAGACCCGGGAGGAGGGAGATGAGCGACAGCAGGATTTGCAGGTATTTCATGGGCTTGGCCTCAGAGGATGGCGCCACTGGCGCGGAGCTGGTCGAGACAGGCGGCAGTGGCAGTGCGCCGGGCTCGGTTGCGGGAACTGATTTCGACGGCGCGGATCGCCCAGGAGCCTTGGGCGGCAGCGTAGGACCGGAGGAGGGTGACTTGCTCACTATCGGTTCGCCCAGCCAGGTCTGGAGCCGTTGGATAGGGCGACGGAAGAGGTTCGAAGCTGCGATGCTCACTACAACGCACCACTGGAGCGGAGGCGGTCGAGGGCGCCGTTGATGCCATCGGATTGGTCGCGCAGGCGGCCATCGTCACCAGCGCGGTCAACAGCAGCCACCGCTTCGTCTTGCCCGGTCCGCAGCTCATCGGCTCGGTTCTCCGCTTGCTCCAGGTCGGATGCCGCCTGGGAGGGCGCCGCCTGGGCGCGGGTCGCGCGGCCGGAAGCCCGGCGCGCGATGATCAGGTCAATGAGAAGCTTGGCGAGGCCCAGCAGCCCGGACAGAAGTGTTTTCCACATGCTGCGCCCCCTTAAGCCGCACGTGCGCGGCAGTCAACAGCCGGGTGGAGTAGAACATAGCAAGGCCCTGGAGCGGAAGCACCCACAGCGGCAGGCTGCCGATCTTCAGCACCAAGGTGAGCACCCCGAACGCGGCCAAGGCGATGGCGGCGAAGCCCAGGGTGAGCCACGGGTGCTGGCGCAGGTGCACCTGTCGCAGGCCCTCAATCGCAATTACGACCAACACGACACACAGCGCCACGTCGAGCAGCAGTAGGAAGTGATTCATTGAGGGTCCCCGGCGGAAGGAGGAGCGATCGCGGCGGCCTTGGTCCGCAGGAAGCGGTCCGCCACGGACTGGATAAGCGGCACCAACTTCATGCCGGTGAGGCCGATCACGAACGCGGCGCCATACTGCGCGCGCGGGTCCACGATCGAAAGCTTGATGACGGCCAGCGGGGTCAGGTAGACCGCGCAGCAGAGCGAGGTGGCCACGGCCAGGATCGCCTGCAGCCGGGTCAAATCCTTCATGCTCGCCAGGGAGCAGATGCCGCCCGCGAAGCCCGCCAGCCAGAAGCCGACGTTGATGCCCAGCGAGTCGAGGATGTCGCGCCAATCGTGTGCGTTGTTGGTCATTGTGCCAGCGTGCCCCCTGCACGAACATAGGCGGTGATAAGCTCGTCGAAGGTGTGCACGGGCTGGTCGTACCGGCTCGGCGGGAACGAGGCCCAGCACCCGGCGAGGGTGGCAATGGCGTCGTGGATGTGGCCCTGCTTGATCAACGGCAGCGCGTGGCGCTCGCGAATCATCTCCAGCGCGTACCGGTCCTGGGACAGCGGGCTGAAGTCGGGCAAGCCCAGGTTCCGCCGGTAGTACGGCCAATAGCGGTGGAGAATCTGGTAGCGCCCGGCGGCCGTGCTGTCGTGCCGGGCGTTGTAGATATCCGGGTGGTCGGCGTAGGCGTAGAACAGCAGCGGCTTTTCCGGGGTCGCCCCAACCAGGACGTTGTACCCATCGTCCGACAGCGCGAGCAGCCCGGGGCCGATTTCGCTCCAGGCGATCGTGTCCAGGAATGCCAGCACGTTGCGGCCACCGGCCGCCTGTTCAGAAATTCGGGCCATTATGCGCGCCTCAGTAGGTCTTCGGTGATCTTCAGCTTGCCCCGGCCCTCGACCAGCCGGTTGAAGGCGCGCGAGGAGGCGTCCACCTGGTCGTCATGCTTGCCGCTCGGGAACATGCGCATTTCGTCCAGGTACGCCTGGTTCCACTCGCCTTCCACAATGTCCACGTTGCCCACGTTCACCTGGGCGGCCAGCGGCTCGGCACGCGTGATCTTGTCGCCGGACTCGGGCGAGGAGACCACCGAATAGCCGGCCAGCAGCTTGGTGAAGGACAGCACCTGGGATTTGCCCGCCTGACCCGGGTCCTGGGGCAGGTCGATCTTGACGCCCCGGCCGTCCATGCGGGCCGTGTTCTTCAGCATCTTCTCGACGTCCTCGGGTCCGCACCGGTCGCGCAGCGCGTGGGCGATGACGAAGCGACCCTCGGGGGTCTTGCCCAGGCGCACGCCGGCCGTGTAGTCGGGGTCCTTGCCGGGCTCGGGGACCGACGCGCCGAAGTCCCAGCCGCGAATCCACCGGGTGCCCTGGGGAACGGCCGGGATCACGTTGACCTTGTTCACCTTGAACAGGTTGCCGCCCTCGGCCATGGGCCGCTGACGGTACTGGCCCGAGAAGGTGTAGGGCAGGGCCTCCTCCATCTTCCGCAGCTGCTCTAACGTGTGCTTGTGCGGCCACAGCGCGCGCTCGGTCGGCAGACCCTCGTCCTGGATCGCGTCGAGCGACAGGACCTCCCACTCCTGGCCGTCACCCTCGTTCTGCAGCCAGCCGGCGAGGTCGGATTCGTGCAGGCGCTGCATGATCACGATGATGGGCGTGGTTTTGCTGTTGCGGCGGGACAGCAGCGTGGTCTTGAACCAGTCGATCACGCCCTGGCGGACGGTATCGGACCGCGCCTCGCTGGCCTTGTGCGGGTCGTCAATGATGATGGCGCCGCCGAAGCCTGGCCGCTCCTTGCCGGCGCCGTAGCCGGTCAGGGTGCCCTTGGTGCCGGTGGCGTAGACCTTACCGCCGCGAGTCGTGCGCCATTTGTGCTTGGCGGCGGTGTCACCCGAGACCTGGACATCGGGGAAGATGCGCTGGTAGGTCTCATTCTGCACCATCTCCAGGATCGCGGCCGTGTTGTCGCTGGCGAGCGAGGCGGAGTAGCTGCAGTAGATGAACTCCGAGTCCGGGTAGTGGCCCAGGCCGTAGCCGATGAAGCCCTCCGCAAACTCGGTCTTGGAGTAGCGCGGCGGGATGTTGATGATAAGATTCTGCAGCTCGCCCCGGAACACCCGGCCCAGGGCATCGGCCAGCTTCGGATGGTGCTCGGCCGGCACCCAAGAGAAATTCTTGCGCGCCATGAACATGAGGCGCTGGAAGAAGTAGAAATCCTCCCGGGCCCGCTCCGCCTCGGCCTCCTGCTTGCGCCGCAGCTGCTCGGCCTGGGCGGACGCCAGCAGGAGCAGGCGGGCGCGGCGCATGGCGTTGCTCATTCGACGGTCTTTGTCAGCTCGCGCTGCTGCTGGGCGACCATCTCGGCCAGCTCCTCGTCACCCAAGCCCGCGAACGCAGCCCCCGGGGCGTTGAGCGGGGAGCCGCCGGCACCCGTGATTTCTTGCCGGCGCCTGTAGCGGTCGTTGTTGCCTTGGAGGAAGAACATGAGCAGCTGGTCCGAGTACTTCGTGACCTGGGAGACCTCAACGCCCTGGTAGAACACGGGCTCCTCCACGCCGTTGATGGCGCGGTCCATGCCCACGGTCTCCAGCGTCTCGATGCCGGCCGCGCGGGCCTCGTCAAACGCCTGGGCGAAGTCGTCGTCATTCCGGCGGCGGAAGTAGGTGTACTCGCGCGGGATACCCACAGCCTCGGCGGCGGCCTTCACGTTGCCGGTCCGGGCCAGCACTTGCAGGAATCCCTCCCATTTCTCGTCGGGGTACAAGCTGCGCGGGTTGCCACGCATCAGGTTGACGAAGGGCAACTCACTGGCCGGGGTCCGGGCGACCGGCTTATCCCGGTTCGGGTGGGGCTTGCGCTCGTAGCCGCCGGCCTTCTGCTCGGCGGCCTCGGCACCCTTGCCCGGCTTCTTAGCCACGGGCGAAGTGCAGGCCGGACTGGAGCGCATGGGCGATGGCCAGGGCCAGCGGGTTGAGGCGGAAGGGATAGCGGGTCGAGGACATTTGGCAGTGGCTCCGCGCACGTTGGGCTGTAAAACTACGGGACGAGCAGGGCGAATCGTAGCACCCGGGGGCGTCGTCACGCAACCACCACGCGAGGGTTGATTTGGCACCCGGGGGATGATACCGCCGCACGCCCAGGCGCGCACAGGCCCCCGCATGTCTACGAGCGCGCGCTCTCGTGCGCGTTTTCACGCGCCCCCACGCGAGGAGCACCCCAAGAACCGCGACGCGACGCGGCTTTTCCGCCCTTTTTAGGTGCCGGGCTGGCTGCCCTGGCCTGTTGTAGGTGTGATAGGGTAAGGGTGCGGATATTACAACGCCCTGAGCCCGCGTCAGACGGGCGCTCGTCCGGGGTTGTTGTAGTGTGATAATATCGAGGGCGTGCTCTTCTCTCGCTCGCGCTTCTCTTCTCTCCGATACTACAACACTACAACACGAATCTCCCTTATCGGGCGCGCGCTCGCGCTCGCGTAGCAATGGGCGTGCCAGCCCCCGACGAGTGGCGTCGTGGCGCGGCTCGCGGCCCCTACAAAGCCCCTCGCTAGCAGCGGTCCTCTGGCCACCCCCAGCGTGTTGTAGTCTCGGGTGGCTTACCCTATCACACCTACAACACGTCTCAGGCCCCCGTGAGACCCAAAGTGGGCTGCGGACCCCCCGAGCAGCGGGCCACTACCCATTCACGCCGTATCGGCCGTTCAGCTCCCGTTAGGCTGGAGGGCCGGTGCTCGATCAGGTAGCCCTGCCCGGCGACGAAGCTCAGCGTGAAGCTGGCCGCGCCACTCTGCAGGGCGGCCAGGACTGCGGGCAGCAGGGGGCTGTCCAGGGTATGGAAGGACCGGCCCGTCGCGTGGAAGCGGCGGATGGCCTCCTCCACGGCGGGTCCGTGGGCCAGCGGGAGGCCCTCGTCGGGCGTGTAGCGCATGGGTGGGTACTCCTGTCGCGATCCCGGGCGCGGGTGCTCAGGAGAGCCCCCCGGCCGTGACGGGAGTGTCAACGGGCGCGGCGGTGAACCAGTCCACTGCGCGGCACAGGTTGCGCAGGTCGAGGTGGGCGGCGTCGGTCTCGGATTCGGGCATGCCGTCCGGGGCCAGCGTCCCTACGGCCCATTGGTCGCCCAGGTCGTCGAAGTAGACCAGAATCTGCCGCCCGAGCCCGTCCCGGGCTCGGGCGCCCCGGACGGCGCTGTCGCGGCCCAGCGGCTCGACTCGGGCGGGGTGCTGCCTCCCGGCCAGTGCCTGGGTGAGGATGATGAGGGCGGCGGCCGTGGTGGGCTCGTGTGCGAAGATGTTGTCCATGGCGCTTACGCCCCCTCGATCGCGGCGCGGACCCGGGCGACCAGCTCCGGGTTGGCGACCAGCACGGTTACCTCCAGAATGGCGCGGCCCTGCCCGTTGTCGGGCGAGTGCATGCGGACCTGGGTGGTGTGGAAGTCGACCAGCACGGCGGCCAGCCGTTTGCACTCGGCGGTGCCTTGGGCCTTGGGGGCGCTGGTGAAGAAGGTCGTGCGCTCGGCGTGAATGTTCATCGTTGAATCCTCTATGCTCTATGGGGCGCCCCGGGCAAATTCCCGGGGCGGAGGCGAATTGGAACACGCACAGCCGGGCCTGGTCAATCCCCCTTGTCGGGGCCCGCCTTCGCTACGTTCTCGTCCATCGTCATTCCTCGGGCTGGGGCGGGGTGGGTTGGTACTTGGCGAGCCTTTCGCGGGCCAGTGACAGCGCCGGGTCGCTGCGCTCCATCACGTCCAGCGGGTCACACTCGCCGCCAAGGTCGCGGATGCGGTCCCGTGCAGCCTCAAGCGTGTTGACATACGCGCGGTACAGGCCCCGATATCCGTCTAGCAGATCCCTCCACCCCTCCGCCTGCGCGTTGCCGAGGGCGCGGGTGATGGCTTGCTCCAGTTCGTCGGCACACGTTTCGTAGGCGAACGACTTGCCCGAGTAGTATTCGCCGCCGGCGAGGCTGTCGCGGTTCTCGCGCTCGCGCCATGCGCTTACAAGCGAGGTCAAAGCCCCCCCATCCACCGCCTGCGCAGGCTGGGTGAGGTGGGCGACTTGCCATGCCTTCCACCCGCCAGCCACATCGCGGTAGACGTACTCGCCTTTACCGTCCACGACGAAATGATTTGGCTCCCAACCGTGCTTCAGCATGGCCGTTTCAAAAGCATTGCGCTCGCTATCCATCTTCTCGTCCATCTCACTCCCCTTCTGCGGGTTGGGTGGGCTTGCGGGTGCATGCGCAATGCTTATTCGCCACGGAGTCGTAGGCGATGACTTCGCCGCAGGCACGACAGAACGGCGACCCATCACCCTCGGGCGCGGACGGGGCGGCGGCTTCGATTACTGCGTTCCACCAGTCGGACGTATCGCCGTGAATCTGATGCGCTGCCTGCATGGCGAACGTCGGCTCGCGCGGCACCAGCACGTAACCATCCGGCACCCCGGCGGGCGAGGCTGCCGGGGTGGGGAGGTTGGCGAACTCGTTGCGCACGACTTCTTCGATCCACTTGCGCGTTGCCTTGCCGCACTTGGTCGGCGGGTTCATGCCGTCCTCGGCCATCGCGTTGTGCAGCTCCGTCCATGCCACCTTGCAAGCCATACCGAACGCCTTGGGCTGCTCACCCCGGCCCTGCGCGGCGAGGGCGGCTTCAAGGGCGGCGCGCATGGCTACGGGGTCGGTATACACCCCATCCTCCACCTTCGAGGCATTGAAGTAAGCCTCCCGCGCCTTCTCCACCATCTCATCCCCCACCCGCCCGCTGTCGGCGGACTGGCGCGGGGTGGCGGCGTAGGCGGTCAGCGCCTCGTCCAGGGCGGCTTCGCGGTCGGTCATGATTGCGAAATGTTCGGTCGGCTGGAAGCGCGGGCCCTTGTATGCGATCCAGGGGTAGCAGCTCTCATCCACGGTGTAGCCGGCGGCTTTCGCCTGGGCCTTGGTCCGGGGACGGGCGGCCTGTGCGTCCGGGTGGCTCATGGTAGTGTATCTCCTGCTGCAAGGAGCGGGCATCCCCGCCCCGTGTGGGGTGGACCCGGTACGTATGCACCGGGCCGGGTGGGGTCAGCCCTCGACGGCCTGGCCTGCCTGGAGCGCCAGCTCGGGCCAGTAGACGCCGAAGTGTTGCAGGAAATACTCGCGCTTGGCCATCGCCTCGCGGAGCTTGGCCTGGGCCTCCTCGATTCCGCGATCGAGCGAGCGCAGCACGGTGTCGCGGGCCACGGGCATGTCGTCATCCATGTCCGGCACCATGTCCCACTTCTTCTTGCTCTCCTCGGCGGAGTTGATGTAGGCGAAGTGGATCGGGGAGGACTCACCGTAGCTGATCTTGACGTAGGCCACGATGATGGTCGGCGCGGATTCGAAGTTGTTGAAGCCGACGATGACGCCGGGGTGGACAGTGGCGCCGCCGTAGCCGCTCTTGTCCAGGAGCTTGACCTTGGAGCCTACGGCGAGGTTCTGGTGAATGACGGTCGCGTGGCGCAGGTCGACCTCCATCTTCACGCCGCCCACCTCCACGATCATGGTATTTTCGTTCTTCATGGCAATTCCCCTTCGGTTGTGCGGCCTTCAGCCGCGTTTGGTGCCAGGGTCACTGGCGAGTCTGGTTCCACGCCCGCATCACGGGCTCTTCGTAGCGCTGCAGCCGGTCGCCCAGGCACTGGTCCGCGTGGGACAGCAGCTTAGCCCCGGCCACGTACTTCTGCAGGTTCTTCTGGCGGACCACGGGCATCACGTGGTGCGTGTCGAGCCCGCGCCAGGCGAGATGGTCGCTGATCATCGAGCGGTGGCACCGCCACCATTGGCATTCGCAGCAGAGCAGCGCGCAGCGTTTCTCGGTCAGCGCCCATTCGGCAATCAGCTCGGAGGCCGCGCGCAGGAAGCCCGGCGTGCTCATGAAGAAGCTGTAGTCGCGCAGCCCGGTGTTGGTCCAGCGGGGGCCGCCCCCCTCGCACCACGGATCGTTCAGGGCGATGCGCTGCTTGGGGAACTTGCGCCCCAGGTAGGGCCGGATGTCCACGCCGTGGGCGAGCATCTCCTCGGCCAGCGGCGCATGCTCCGGGAGCCAGCCGCCCAGCTGCGGGGCCCAGGCATAGCCGAAGCCTTCGGCCGGGAGCCACTGCTCCATGGCCTCGCGTTGGTACTGCGGCCAGCGACTGCCCGGGTGCGAGCGGGTGTCGACCACGGTATGGATGCCCGCCGCGCGCAGGAGGGCGGCGAAGTCCTGCTGGCTGTGGGTCGAATGGCCGATGGTCAGGATCATGTGCCTTCCCCCACGGGTGCCGGGTCCGATCCGGCCTCGATTGCGCGGATCAGCAGGGTGCGGACGCGCAGCTCGCGCTCCCGGGTGTCGCGGATGGCCTGGTCGCGAGCCGGGCATGGCGGCAGCTGGGTGTTCATCCACACGTGGATGCCGGCGATGTGATTCAGCTCGCGCGTCAAGGCGTTCTCCACGATCTGGAGGTCCTCGCGCGCCATGCCTTCGAATGGGTTGCTCATGGGCTTACGGTCCCTTGGTGACGGAGGAGTAGGTGCCGTTCTCGTAGCGGACGGCGAAGTAGTGCTTGTGGCCGTGTGGCCGGCGGAGGGTCAGCTCCTGTCGGTCGTGGCCATTGTGCAGGAGGCCCCGGACGCCCACGACCACGTATTCATGGCCGTCGAGCGTGAGGCGCTCGTCCGCGTGAACGGCGGGCGGCTGGGGCAGCATGTCAGCCCTCTCCCTGGTTGGCGATGTAGAACTCGGTGCCCCAGCTGTAGGTGCGCAGTTCGGAGACGCCCAGGCCGGCGGCCTCCAGCACCGGGCGGGCGATGATGAGCAGCGGCAGAGGGCCCTTGACCGTGCCGCCGTGTGTGAAGTCGTCGCACTTGACCTTGAGGCCCTCGATCTTGGCCTCGCGCAGGGCCTTGTTGGCCCGGCGAGTGAGGGCGGAGGCTCGGTTGCTGCGGGTGCCAATGGCGCGGGCGATGCGGGCGGTCATGGGTCAGCCCCCCACCGAGATTTCGCTGCCCTGGGGGTCCCACACGCGGCCATTGTACGAGATGGTGGCGGCGGTCTTGCCCTGCTCGTCCATCACGTCCCCGCAGTCGTGGCTCATGGCGCTGGCGCCGTGGCCGCCAGCATCGCGGGCGGCGATAAATTTGGCGCGGGCCTCGGTGAGGGTGTCTGCGACAACGACGCGGCGGCGGCCGAAGGAAATGTCAACTGCGTATGCCATGGTAGTGTCCTCTATGCTCTATGGGGGACCGGGCGGACCGGCCGTGGAGGAAATTAGACCACGGCCGGTGCTGTCGCGCAATTATTTTGTCAAGGTGTACTCGCGCTCGTTCCAGAATCCGCCGCACTTGGTGGCCCATGCATTGCCGTGCTTGATGTCAACTTCGTGGATCACATACCCGAGCTCCCGGGCCTTATGCACAACCTCATTCCAGAGCCGGAACTCGATCCAGGTGGGGTCAGTCTTGGGGCCGCTGGTGGCCCGACCCCCGACCCTGACGCGTCCTCGTTCCGTCAGATCGGCAAAATATCTGGCCATGGGGGACAGGTCGTACCCGCGCAGCTTTGCCACCCGCCTATCCCGGGTGGCGATGTAGGACTGCAGGCGGGGGTCCATCACCCCGCCGCCTTCACGATGGACTCACATACCCGGCAGTTTTGGCCGGCGAGCGAACGCTTCCACTCAACAACGCGGGCTGATACCTCCAGCTTGGCCGCCTCGACGTCCACGGCTTCGACCTTGAACGACTTGACGCGGGGAAGGCCGCAGCCGCAGATGGCGCATTGGATGGTGGTCTTGGCTTTAAGGGTCGCGTTCATCATCGTGTCCTCTATGCTCTATGGGGGTCGGGTCTCGACCGTGGAGAAATTAAACCACGGCCGGGACCCCCGCACAATTATTTGTCAAAGGCCCGGAACAGGGCGGTCGCCTCTTGGGTCGCATTGTGGAACACCCCCACGCTGTACTCCAGCGAGTCTTTGGCGCGGCGCATGGCGCTCACGTAGTCGCCCCGGGTGAGCAGGAGGGAGGCGTCGTTCAGCGTCAGCTGGGCGCTGTCGGGCATGCTGCCCCGGGCCACGTGGGCGGCGGCCAGGCCGACGCAGCGCTCGGCTGCGGCCTTAGGCTCGTCGTAGGCGGGGGTCAGGTCGGAAGCGTTCATGGGCTAATTCCTCTATGCTCTATGGGGGCCGGGTCTCGACCGTGGAAAAATTGTACCACGGTCGGGGGTGCCGCACAATTATTTGTAGCGCTGTCGGTTACATGGCCTTGTCCTAATGGGGCGGGGCCGCACCGCGCGGAGACCCCAGGATAGCACCGGAAAGGCCCTCGATCAAGCGCCGCGACACGCTCGCTCCACGAAGCTCCCCAGGTCCTTGACCCGGACGACGACCCCGCGCTCGTACAGGACGCCGCCCCCGTAGCTCGACGTGCTCAGCGCCCGCCAGTCCTTGTCGAGCCCAAGAGAGTGGACCTGGGTATGCCGGGAGTGCGGCACGCGTTTGGTGACGGCCAGGACCAAGAAGTACCGGGTCCCGCACCGCAGACCTCCGGGGCCGCTGCCACGGGCGGGGTAAATGTCCCCCACCCGCTCGCCGTCGACGGCAAACCTCTTCACGCGCCCCGCCTCCGTTCCAGCTCCACCCGGGCGCAGTGCTTGGCATCCTCGCGCATGTCGGGCACCCCGGACATCCAGCGCAGGTAGTCGGCCGGGATCGTGTCCCAGGTCTGGCCCACATGCTTGCCGAGCGGGCAGCGGGGCAGGCGGGCCGGCTCGCGCGTCCAGGCGACCATCTCCGCGATCGCATTCTCGCGGGTCATCGTGAGCGTCATCTCGTCCAGGGCCCGCGACAGGATGCCGGCGGTCACCCGGGCATCGTGCAGGGCCGAGTGCGCCTCTTTGGCGCCGTTGCGCCCACGGCGCCCGATCTTGAGCCAGTAGCGCAGCCCCTCGTTGCTGTGGGAGGGAGCGTCGGGCCACAAGCGCAGGGCGGCCTTGTAGGTGCAAATCCAGGGCAGGTCGAGCAGGTCCTGCTCATCGCGCAGCACGCCGCGCTCATACTCGGCGTTGTGGGCAGCCAGGAGGATCGAGCCCTCGCCGCCGTCCGACAGGAAGAGCTGCACTCGCAGCTCCGCCAGGGCGTCAATCCAGCTCGGCGCCCCCGCCAGGTCCTCCGGAATGATGTGGTGGACGGCCGAGACCTCGGGCGGCAGCTCGACGCCCTCGGGCAGGGCGACCAGCGTGTCCCAGCCGTACGCGGCCTCGTCGGGCGAGGCCAGGCCGATTTCCACGGCGTGCGCGGTCTGCGCGTCGCGGCGGTCGGTTTCGAAGTCGAGCGTGAAGATGAAGTGCATCAATCGTTCCCCTTTACGAATGGTGAGCGCAGGCGGCCGTCCCGCCAGCACTGTTTAATGTTCTCCGACTGCGAAACCGGCTCCAGATGGTTCGGGTTGCAGCAGAGGGTGTTGTTGCAGCGGTGAGCGGTCACGTGGTGGCGCAGGAATCGGTGTCCCCACGCCACGGCCGCGAGCCAGTGGGACTTGAATTTGAAGCCGAAGATGTATGCCTGGCCGTACCGGCCATCGGTCGACTGGGCCCAATTCCAGCACCCGGTCTCCAGGTCGAGCGTGCAGCGCTCCAGGACGTATTCCCGGGCCTCGGCCAGGACCAGCGCGAGGAACAGGCACGCGGCGGTCTCGCGATCACCCATCGATCGCCCCCCACGTGAAGGGTAGGGCGAGCTGCGGGTCGGGGATGTCGCGCACGGCGAAGCTGCGGGGAGGGGCACCCAGCGTGGCGTTCCGGGTCTCGCGGCTCTGGCGGATGTACGCCTCGCGGTTGCGGAACGTCTCGCGGAGCCACTGGTCATCCATCACGCGCACCCCGAACCGGGGCGGCGGAACCTGGATTTCGTCGGTCATCGTCTCAGCCATGAATCCTAAGAACCGCTTTAACATCTCTCTATCCTCTATGTGCGGCAAACGCCGGGGGCGAATGCTACCACCCCCGGCCCCCTTCGTCAAGCCGTGAGCACGGCCTCCAGCTCGTGGAAGGCAATCCTGTTGCGCCAGCAGGTGCCCAGCCGGCACAACTCCGCGAAGGTGGCGTGGCCGAGCCTGGGCTCCAGCGCCTGCCACCGCCACAGGCAGAACAGGTCGCCGATCTGGGCCAGCACAAACACCCGGCCGCTGCCCTGGCGGGCCCGGCGGGTCATCCAGTTGCGCTGATCCGAGGTTAGGTGGTCGTAGGCGAAGTCCCAGGGCCGATCCTGGTTGGCCGGGCCCTTATGTAGGTGCTTCAGCTCAATCCACCCATCCTTACCGTGGATGCCAAACGACACGTCCGGAATGCCGGTGGCGTATCGGTCCTCATGGCGCTGGGCATCCCAGCGGCTTGCCATGCCCGCCCGGACGTGGTCCCACAACTTCTGCTCGGGCTCACGCATCGGCGGGGGCCTCCCCCACAGTGCAGTCCGGGCCGGCGACGAAGTACAGGCGCAGGCCGCGCTTGGCACAGGCCCGACCCACCTCGTCGGCGAAGTGGCCGTCACCGTCCTCGCGCACCAGCCACACGGCCGAGCCCGCCGGGATGCCGTGCAGGTTGTCCGGGTGCGTGGTCGTGTGACAGGACGCCCGGTGGTGGCCGCGCACCTGGGCGGCGCGCGCCGGGTTGCGGCAGACGATCGCGTGGGGGGTCGGAATAGCCGGCACTGGGGCCACGTCGCCCTGGAGCAGCCAGTGGTGGTCGGTGAGCGCCTCACCCGCCCGCTCACCCGCGATCCCCGGGGCGAGCCGCTCCACCATCATCCCACGCAACAGGAGCAGGTAGAGGATGGCATCGTCCACCCGCCCGGTGATCGGCTCGGCGTACTCGCGGGCCTCGCCCCGGGCGGAGTCATTCACCCAAGTGGTGACCGAAAACATGTGCTTGTCCAGGGCGACCATGAGCACCTGCTCGCGGGTCAGGCCCAGGCGCGCGGCGGAGGCTTCGAAGTTGGCAAACTGGCTCTGTGCGCGCTGGGTGTACTCCTCGCCCTTGGCGGCGGTCAGCGCCAACAGGCGCTCGTGCAGCTCGTTGATGCTTTGCTTGAATTCGTGCTTGTTCATGCCTGCGGCCCCGTGAGCTTGCCGGTGAGAGTGTAGACCGCGATTTGGGTCTCGTATCCCAATTCGACGGCGGTGTATAAGTCGTGCGCCTTGAACAGGTCGGCGATCGCACGGGACAGCGCCTGCCGCAGGCCATCGTAGACTTGCCGCGCATGGGCCCCGACGCCGAAGTCCCGAATCCATCCGCACGCCTCGGCGAGGTCGGCCACCTTGACGATGTAGCCGGCCAGGGGGCATTCCCCATCGGGGGACACGCAGAAGGCCAGGTCCGAAATGCTCTGGTCCACCGCGTGCGCCGTTCGGTCGAGCAGTTGCCGCCCGCCTTCGCCTAGCATGCGCTTGGCGTTGCTGGGCATGTCACCCGTCACTACTTCGTGCAGGTCGTGGACGCGCGCCCACTCCATCGCGTTCAGCGTGATCGAGTTGCCCCAGTCCAGCAGGCCCAGGACCCGGAGCAGCTCTTCGGTGATCAGGCCCACCCGGTACATGTGTTCGGCGATGGTCTGCTCGCGCGAGGTGGCCACGATGTGCCAGCGGCGCACGTGACCCGCCCGCATTTTTTGGTCAAGCGTCAACATGGGAGAACACCCCAGAAGGGAGCTGCGCCCACTGGCGCCGCCGGTTGATGAAAAGTTTGGCCAGGACGGCGTCCGCCACGTCCACGCCGTTCATGGAGGCAAGGTCGAGCAGCATGATGAAGACGTCGCCCCACTCCAGCGGGTCGGCCGGGCTCTTGATGACCTCGCCCAGCTCTTCGAACAGCTTGAGCCAGGCGGCGGCGGGCTGGCGGGCCGGGAACGTCTCGGAGGCCCACCCGTGGACGCGCGCCTGAAGGGCCGCCACAGTGATAGCGCCCCCCTCCTCGGAGGGCGCCCCGGGCGTGGGGAGGGACCCGTTCATGCCAGCTGCCTCGCGCGGTCCGTATACTGGCGGTCCGCCCACTGGTCAAACGGAGGGAGGACGGCGGCAACGTCGGGGTGGGTGCCGAGCCACGGATACTCGGCCACATCGCCGGCCGCCGGGCCGAAGCCCAGGTAGGTCATCGTGCCGCCCGCCCGCGAAACGGTCAGGTCGGTGCGGCGGATGAACTGGCGGAACTTGTCGATCGGCACGTAGTTGCAGAAGTTGAGAAAGACATCGTCCACGCCACAGGCGCGCACGGCCTCGGCCAGCTGGACTTGGGACATGGTGAAGATGCGGCGGGGCAGCTTCGTGACGGTGGTCAGCTCGGGCTCGCGGCCCAGGTCGCGCAGCCAGTCCAGTTCGACCTGGTCCGGGTAGCACGGGCCGGAGAAGCCCACCTGGTTGCCGGCCTCGTCGAAGCGGTTCGCGACGCGGATCGGGTAGGTGCGCGCGCACCCCACGACCCGGAGCTGCCGGGCGGCACGCGCGGGGATGCCCACGTCCGCCAGGACTTGGTGGGTGCTCACGTCGCGCGAGGTGCAGTAGGGGTAGAAGCCATGATAGAGCGAGAGGCTGTAGCCCTGGGCGCCCTCGATCTGGACCTCCCGGGCCACGTCCCAGGCGTTGGCGTAGGTCTCGGCGCTGGCGACCGCGAAGGCCAGGCCGGCGGCCTCGATGTCCGGATGCACACCGCGCAGGGCGGACCACGCGGTGTTGTGCTTGTCGGGGTCGCGGCGGATGCGCTCGATCATCGCCTCGCCCACGCCCTTTTTCGTGCTGCCGATCTTGGTCATCGGGCCGGCTTCCAGGTCGCGGTGTTCTTGGGTGATAACCGCCGCGTGCGGGTGGATGAGGATGTCCACGTCGCGCAAGTGGTCGCGGCACGCCTCCAGCTCGGCGCGCAGGGCGGCCGGGTTGAGCAGGGAGCCGGGGCCGATCAGCAGGCGGCGCAGGTTCGGGGAGACCACGCCGTTGGCCAGCATCGTGTGGATGTAGCTGCGGCCGGCACCGTCGATGAAGGTGTGGCCCGCGTTGGCGGCCCAGGCGGTGGCCACGGTATCGGGGCGCCGGGTCTGCGCGAGATAGCCCGCGATCAGGCCCTTGCCGGTGGAGCCATATTGCAGGTCGATGATGAGGTTGCCTTTCATTTCGCGCGGTCCCCTGTGCATTCGGTGTCGTAGGTGTGGTGGAAGTCTGGCCAGCCAGTGGCCGGGTCCTGCTTGTGCGCCGCGACCATGCGGCAATACTCGTCCTGATCATCGTTGCGAGGGCCGGGCAGCAGGGCGACGGCCGCCAGCACCACGAGGGCGAGGGCGAGCAGGGCCAGCCACAACGGGTCAGCGGTCTTCAGTGGGTTTTT